CGTCTCCGGGGGCGCACACCCCGGTCGAGCCTCCCCCGCCTTCGGGGGCGGCTCCCAGAGCTCGCAGACGGCCCTCTGAGAGCCTGGCAGGCCTTCGCCGGTAGGGTGGCCCCACCCCGGCTCCGAAGGCGCCTCAGGGGCCATTCTGGGGCGCGTCTGCGGGCATGGGAAGGCCCCCGCCGGAGCGGGGGCCTTCGGGTCAGCCTTCGAAGTCTTCCAGGACGTCTGCCAGGTCTGCGGTGTAGTAGCCGCCGAGCTCTTCGAAGAAGTCGATTTCGATGTCCATTGGGGTTCCTTTCTCTCTCTTTCCCCTTTGTTGTACCTCCATTCTATCAACCGCCACCCCCCGTGTCAAGCCCCAGCGGTGTGTCCTTCGCCACATTTCTGAGCACCATACGCCACGGTAACCTACTCGCCAGTAACCTTCACTGACGTAGCGGTAACTTACACCTACGAAGCCGTAACCTACCACCGGGTAACTTACCGCCGAGTAACCTTCGTCAGCGTAGCCTACCCGGGGGTAACTTACACCTACGTAGCAGTAACTTACGGTTACGTAGGTAAAAGTCGACATTAAAAGTTACAAAGAAGCCTCTTTTCGCATTTCGGGGGCAGGTTTCGGCTACAAAGAGGACCGTTTTCGAATTTCGGGGCTCAAAGAAGACGGTTTTTAGAACGACGGTCGAGCGGAACCCCCGCCGTCCGAGGCGCACACCACACCGCTCGGCGGCGAACGGCACCCCGTCAGGATCACGAGATTCGATTCTGAGGCGATTTCAGCCCCCGACCCAAGCGACCCTACCGGGGCGCCCCTGTAAGGCGCTCAGAGAGCAACCTCGTGCGTCTGAGGGGCATCGGGCACCCCCGGAACCCCCGCCGTCCGAGGCGCACACCACACCGCTCGGCGACGTGTGACGATTTGTCACCAAACGACAAGGTCGTCCCTCCTAAGGGTTTGCAACTCAGAGGTATCAAACGACAAGAAGTCGAGATTCGGCTGCGGCGGAATTCGGCGTATATGTAACACACACCACCACTTCTGACAGCAGATTTGTAATTTCAAAGTACCATATATATGGGAATATATAACGTTATTGTAAAGTGTAGGGGTGTACTGTGTTAGGGAGAGGATTTCTGCTGAGAACCGTTCTCAATAAGAAAAGAAGTAGATAGTGGAACTATCGTTTCACATAGCTGAACACTGAGAGTCACTGTCAGAATTTCTTGCCGCTTTGGGGTGTGCGCCTACGACTTTCCCCCGTCATTCCGCCGTTTTGGGGTGTGCGCTGTGCGTCGAGGGCGCGCGGGCGCGCGATTATAACACAACACCCCCGACAACACCCTGTGACCAAAATCACATTCCACGATTTGACTTGAAATCGATCCGGGCCTACACTCAGAATTGAGTTGAAATCGATCCGCCTACGCGAGTTGGATTCAAACGAAAATGTATTTTCGAGAGAAAGGGGAAATCGAAATGAAACCGATCAAGGTCGCTATCGAAACGATCGACGAAAACCTGGACGCTCCGGCTCTCCGATCCGCCGCCGCGGAAACGCACGGTGTGCGCGCGGTGCTCAACGCGGAATACGCGGATAGGTTGATCCTCGTCACGCCCGAGCCCTCGCACGACGGCACCCTCCCCCGTGTGCGCCTCTCCTCGCTGAAGGCCGCGCTCGAACCCTTCGGCGTGACCGTCGCCACGCCGACTGCCGTCTCCGAAGCTCTTACGGCGGGCCCCCGCGGCGAGACGGTCAACGCACTCAAGGCGCTGCGTAAACTATTCCGCGATTTCAAATCGAACCCGCTGCACGACGTGGAGATCCGCGGAAAGGAGCCGGCCGACGAGTTCAAACGAAATCTCCGAGCGCAGGCCCGCGCCTACAAAAAGAGCTTCTACGAGGACTTGGCCGCCTTCATAGCCGCACACCCCGCTCTCACCTACAGGGACTACTGGGACGCGGACCATCGCCCGTACGAACGCCAATGGCCGGAGTACCGCAGGGCTGTCAAGCGGGCGAAGGAGTTGAAAGGAGGCGACGACGATGACACGCTATACGATGCTCGCTAGGTCTCAAGGCAAACTGTACGCACAGCGCCGGGCCGACCGCGACACGCACAGGTGGGTGTTCGTCCGCTCTCTCACACCCGAAGTCGAATACGCTGTGCGCAAGTGGCTGCTCACGAGACTGAATGGCTTCCACTGCGAACTACAGTTGACGTACACCCCTCCGCTTCAGTCCATGGCTCGCAACGACGAGGCTGTCGAGGTCGACGCCCGCACATGTCGGTGTGCGGGCGGACCTCCCGGCGGCACCACGGCGAGCCGGGCGGCGCACATGCATGACACGGGGAGGGGACGATGGCGGACTACATAGCTTTGGAGGGCCCTGACGGCGTGGGGAAGTCGACTGTGGCAGCGGCTCTGAAAGAGCTCTTCCAGCGCCGCACCGTCGCCCCCTCCTATTCCACTGTGCGCATACGGCACTTCCCTACGGACGCGCTGGTCGAGTGTGCGCAAACAGACAACCGCCGCCTGACGGCGGAGGACTACGCGAGGGACATGGAGAACTGGCTCTCCTTCCGACCGGAGCCCGTGCTGTTCCCCGACACGCCGACCCCCGCCTCTAACGAAGAACAGCTGTACATTCTGGACAGGTGGGCGCTCAGCACCTCGGTGTACGCCTCGCTGCGAAATGAAAAGGTCGCGGAGAACATAGCGCTCACGCTGAACTGGCTGAACCGCGTTCCGCTGACGACGTTCGTGTTGACGCCCCGCGACCCCGCCGCCCTCGAAGACCCGGACTACCCGGACCCCGACGGTTACAACCCCGTCCCCGTCGCCGAGGCGTACCGGAAGTTCCTGTCGAACGCGTTCGTCGCGGGGGAGATGTCGAGGTTCATACCGATTGCGGTGGACCGCGCGCAGGACACACCTGACTCTGTGGCTGCAGAGATCGCCGAATGGACAGCCGAGCTGCGAAGAAGTGACGCACATCTCACGTGGGGTGCTTGACCGCTGCCCCATGTGCGCCTAGACTGTAGGCACAGTCGAACGAAAGGAGAGAAAAACATGACCGATGTGTGTTATACGCCGGATCTTTTGGCTGCGTTGGTTGATCTACCGCCGTCTGCTTGGTTGAATACGGTTCGGTGCATACGGGGCCGGGTACCATTCTCTGAAGCATTCGTGAACAACTTGAAGGCTGCTGTACACCCATCCGGTGTGCTCGTCCTTGAGAAGCCAGATGGGTGTGCTATCGTTTCGTGCACTGTGGAGTATTCCGTTAATCGCCACTGTGTGACGACGTGGTTAGATGCGAAGGGCCGGACTCTCGTGAAAGCAGATGAGTTTCTTCGCAATGTTGAAACGCGGTTCGGGTTGGTCGTGTCCAAAGCGTCGCTGTCCCACACGAGAAGGGCGCTCAATGGGCGGTTGGAGCTCGTTGTGGCCTTGTGGGATGGTTCGTTTCGGGTGTTCGATTTCAGTCGTGACGCCGAAGTGATTTCGGTGGACGATGTGCCGCACGCGACATTAGACGTTCGCGAGGAGTATAAACCTGATCGGATCGTGACGTCGTTTTTCGAGACGGATCGAGATAACCCGTGGCTCCAGGTTGTGGAAGAAAGGGGATAAAGAGCATGATTGGAACGAAATACACGCCAGAGCTGTTGGCGGCTCTGGCTAAGACGCCGCTGCTGGCTCGGTTGGATGTGGCTGTGCCGCCGGTGGGAGACGACCCGGAAGAGATCGACTCGTATACTGTGCGCTACAGTGATAACGGCGTGAAGGAGACGACGTTATTCGCTGCGGGAGACGTGCGACTGGTTTCCGTCAGAGTCGTGGGGGCCTCTAACTGGGCTCGCGTGATCGATGCAGTTGTGGAGAAGTACGTGGACCGTGTGTCTGTTCTGAGCGAGTCGTCCGGGGTGTGCGTCGGTTTCACGACGTACCGTACGTTAGACAAAAGCGACATCGAAACGGATACGTTCCACTTTTCAGCTGGCACTGTCGTCGACGTTAACATGGGCGTGTCCGTGTACGGCTTCGTGGAGTACGTCGAAGAGACATATTCGGCTGCTGATAAGATCACGTCCTTATATGGGGGCATGGATGACGCGGACCCGTGGCTGGTCATCGTCGAGCCTTACTGAAAGGGGGATTAACATGCTGTTCTACGATTACGAGAATGCCCTGTGCGCCTACATCAGGAACCGCGGTTTCGTGTGCGTGGACGCGAACAGTCCCCGCTTCGACGAACGTCTGCCAGCGCACTTCGATTTGACGACGTGCGACGAGGCGGCGCCGTATACGAATCCCTACGGTGACATTCTGCTAGTTCATAACCGCCTGCCGTGTGACATGTGCTATAACACGGTGTTGCAGAAGTTGGTGCCGGAAGATTGGCTTAACATGTTCACTGTAGAAGACGGTGAACGAAACCCGTATACGGAGATGCTGCGCGGTGATGTAAAGGCAGACCTGGTTCAGCCCGTGCCGGATGAGCCGTGGGTTGAGCGGAAAACCCTTTATCGTGACGTGCTTCTGTCTTATGACGAGAAGGGTAAGAGGGTTTATGTGTTCAGTGGTGAAAGGAAGTACCTGTTCAACATGAAGAAAGACGAGTTCATTCATACCTATCAGGTGAGGTGTATCGACTGATGACGCATAAGGATATCGTCAGGGCTATCGTCGAAGCATACTCACCGGCAGACCCGACCGCCCCCCTTGTGCGCTATTACAGGGAGGACGGAACGATCGCGACGAACACCGAGGAGGCGAGGTACCTGACGCGCTACAACCCACTGACGAAGCGGCTGAGGGTGATACTGTATCCGCACCACGATACTATCGGGTCGTTCTATCTGGGCGAAGAATAGAAAGGAAACGCTGATTACTATGGGTTTGAAATTGATTCCGCCCGGTCCGGGTAGTAAGCTGAGAGAGTACTACATCCGCTTCGAGGGCTCGATGTACGGCGTGCTGCACGTGGATAACGAAGCGCACACTGTAAACCTGGTCCCTCTCAAGGAGATCGATAACGTTCCGGTGTTCGTAGAACCGTTGGATCCATACAAGCTACACGGCGTTCGGGTGTTCGACTCTTCGACTTTCCGCATGGTGCTGTGCTTCTTCAACCGTTTCTATGTGACGGTCGGCGACATGCACGTGTTGGAGTTCGACAGCCCTCAGGCGTATATGGAGCACATGCATGTGTCTTTGTACGATGCGGTGTTGTTTCCACCTGTTGCGGAATGCCAGGAGACGAACCCGTGGCGGACGTTGGCCAGGGCAGACGACGTGGGCTCTTTGTGGCTGTGCGATTTCTCCCTCGCGGAGGAAGGCGTCAACCCCGGTCCGGCCAGCTGCTCGACCCGGACTCTGTGTAGACTGTGGAGAGAGGTAGACGGGTCCTTGACGCTGAAGCCGGGCCGGAGCTTCGCAGATCGCGAAGCGTGGGAGGAGAATAACTGTTCGACTAGCTCGTGGCGTTTGGTGTCTGTTCGCAAACGCACAACGCTGTAACGGGTAGTGATGTATTTCACAGGGCGGGGGCTTGACGGCCCCCGCCCTTTCCGCGTAGGCTGGACGCACAGCAGTCAAGAGAAAGGACATCGTGCTATGGGTTTCGAAAAACCACGGGACTACGTGGTGGCCCTGAAAAAGCTTGAGGGGTTCCCGCTGATAGGCCTAGAGGTTCGGGACGGTCGCTTGGTCTTCGCCAGCCTGTCCCATCAAGTGTCGCTTCCTTTGCATGAGGTGAGAGGAGGGGGATACAAGGTGGCCCGCTATGGCTTGAACAAGCTTGACGTGCTTGTGAGTGATGTGGAGTACAATGACCAGTCGGGGTGCCGTTCACGGTGGGCGATGTGTTCGTGAACCGCGGGGGTATTGACTTCACACTGTGCATATGCTCACAAACAGAAAGTAAACCAGTTGTGGCGTTCAAGGTCGATCGGAACACACTGGAAAGGAAGGAGATTAAATTTAATGTTATCTGATAAAGACATTAAAAAACTGGCGAAGCGTACGGGACTGGTGGACCCGCTCCGTGATGATTGCCTTCAACCGGCTAGTTACGACGTGCACCTAGGCCCGTACTTCCTCAACACGAAGACAGGTGAGCGGCATGTGGCTTGGGGCGCACGGAGCGAGTTCGTTCTACCGCCCGGCGAGCTGTGGTTGGGCGCGACATTGGAGAAGTTCGAGCTTCCAGCGAATATCGCCGCCCAGATAGAGGGCCGGTCGAGCTGGGGCCGCCTCGGGCTTATGACGCACATCACCGCCGGCTTCATCGACCCGGGGTTCGAGGGGGTGATCACCCTGGAGCTATACAACGTCAATTCCCACCCGTTGATTCTTCCGACGGTTTTCGACCTGTTGTTGGATTCGACCGGTGTGGAGCCGATCGCACAGGTGTCGTTCATGAAACTGTCGTCGAAGGCTAGGGAACCGTACAACACAAAAGGGCACTACCGTAACCCGATCGGTCCCCAGTTGTCTCGTCTCAAGGGGCGTGTGAAGAAACGGTAATGGATATAGCCGACATCTGGGGGAGCGAAGAATGGGTCAAGCAGGCGCGCTGCAAGAAGAGCGACATCGGAATGGACCTGTTCTTCGCCCCCCGCGAGGGGGCCGACGTTGAGGACGACCCCTACTACCTGCGGGCCAAATGGGTGTGTTCGATTTGCCCCGTGCGACTCGAATGCAGGGACTATGCGGACCGCGTGGAGAAAGGACAGAAGAGGCTGTTCGGCGTGATAGGCGGGGAGGATTCGTTCGAGCGCCGGGCTAGGAGAGAAGAGGAGGGTAAGCTGTGAGGCAGCTGCTGTACGGGAAGAAGGGACCGCTTGAGGGCTGGTTCGCCGTTAACTCGGATGACACGTTGGAGTATGTGCCGACGTCGAGTGAGGCGATGCACAACTCGTACCGGGAGACGGTGGAAGACGCCAAGGGTAAACCGTTCCGGGCTATCAGCATCGGGTACGCGTCGGAGCGGCAGATCTTCTACACGTGCAACGGGATTCGACTGATTCTGGTAAAACAGGACGAACCTCCGTTCTACCCTGGCAAGGCGCCGTCTGGGTACTACTATGACGCGTCTAGGCACACTGTGGATCGCTTCTATGACCCGCCGTTCCACGTTAAAGGAGAGGAGTGCCCGGCCGACTCGGTGACGGGCATTCTGAAGTCTCAGGGGTACGTGTGGTGCCGTCGTAAATACGATGGCACCGAGTTCCTCCTGACGAAGGACCCTGAGGGCAAGGCGGATGTGGACAAGTATTACATCAAGGCATTCTCGATCGGTCTGAACATGGACATTCTGGTTCGTTCGATCGATATCTCGTGCGAGAAATTCGAGGTTGTTCGATCATGATCGAACAACCACTCGAACTCACACCCGAGCAGGAGGGGAAGGTGGAGGCCATCGTCGCACAGCGGGATGGCCTCCGGGCCGCTTTGGACGTGTCGGATACAGGGACGGGCAAGACTCTGTGTGCGGTGGAGGTTGCGAAGCGGTTGGGTCCGACTACGACGCTGATCGTGGGGCCGGCGAAGCCGCAGATCGTAGCTGCGTGGAAGAAGACGTTCGCCAGGCAGGGCGTCGATTTGCCGTTCAAAAGGATCGATTCTAAGCACCTCGACTACTTCGACGACTTAAGCCGACATGTCCCCGGCGTCTACTACGTGGGACGGGAGTACCTCGGCCTGTCGGATTTGAACGGGAAGAATGCTGAGAAGGGTAAGAAAAACCTTCTTCCCTGGATTAAGGCCAAGCCGGATTTCGTCGTCTATGACGAGGTGCAGTCGGCGTCTAACCGTAAATCCGGACGGGCTAAGGCGATGTGGAGCCTTCGGAACGCCGGTTTTAAGCTGGCCATGTCGGCGACGCCGCAGGGCAACCGCTTCGAGGGCCTGTGGTCTATCTGCCGCTGGTTGTGGTGGGGCGTGGAGGACCCTGAGCGTGTCCCGCTGTCCAGCGACAAGAGGGATTGGCTGTACGTGGAGGGATCGTTCCATCGATGGAAGGCGCGGTGGTGCGTCGTCCAGGACAGCTGGATACACGACCGCTACGGTAGACTACAGAAGATTGAGACGATCGTCTCGGAGAAACAGCCGGGTGCTTTCCTCCGGTCTTTGCCGTGCGTTGTGGGTTTGCCGGCTGACCGGAAGCCCGTGGACACGCGTATCGTCGAATGCGAGTTGACGCACAAGCAGCGCGAGATATACGACAGCCTGCAATATGAGTTGATTACGGAGATCGAGGGCGGTTTGCTGGTGGCGTCTCTTCCGATTGTGAAGCTTGTGCGCCTGCGTCAGGTGGCGTTGGGCGAGCCGTGCATGGTGTACGACCCAGATATCGACATGGACAGGGTGACGTTCGACTCGGACTGCCGCTCCAGGAAACTCGACATGTTGAACGCGCTGATCGAGAAGCATCACCCTCGGGACAAGGTGTTGGTTTTCACGTCGAGCCAACGGTTCGCGAATGCTGTTGCACACAGGGTGTGTGCGAAGACAGCCCTGTACACGGGCGCGCAGTCGGCTAAGGCACGTAGTGAGGCGTTTGCAGGGTTCACAGAGGGGGATGTGCAGGTCTTGCTGTGCACTGTCGGCGCCGCGGCTGAGGGCCTGGACGGGCTGCAACGGGTGTGTCACGTGGAGGTGTGGCTGGACGAGGACCTGAACGGGATGCTGTGTGAGCAGGCAAAGGGCAGGTTGAACCGCATGGGCCAGCCCGCTGATCGGATCATCCGCTATTACTTCCAGGCCCGTGACACGATGGACGACGGAACGTTCCAGCGTCTCGCACGGCAAGCGGAGAACAATCGTTCAGTTTTGAACAAGTGAGGTATGTCACACAGCTGTCGGCTTGTACTGCCGGGGGCTGTGTGTGTACAGTGGAGGCACAAGCCAACCGAGAGAAAGGACTACATCATGACGATCACGGAGTTCATCGAAGACCTTGAGAAAGCCCGCGCCAAGTATGGCGACTTGAATCTGTTCGTGGCACGGGGCTATCAGCTGTACCCGGTTGAGTCGCTCGACCTGTTTGATTGCCGAGTGGGGTACAACGAGCATTATGATGAGTTCTTCGAGTCGAACAATGCCGGGTTCGGTGCCGAAGAGGCTGTCGTTCTCGGTTAGACGAGAAAGGATGAATGAAATGGACGACTATATCGAGGAGCAGTTGAAGGATAACTTCATATTGTTCGATAACTTGGACAAGAGGTATGCTTTCATCCCCGCACTTAAGAAGTGGTTGGACGTTAACGGTGCAGAATATTGCTTGGGGTTAGCAGATCTTCGTAACCTTATGGACAACGATCTTCTATACTTCGCACCTGTCCCGTTCATCCAACACGTGTGGGGCCAGCGCGACACGCAGCGTGCCGCATTGGAACCGCACACCACGCTAAAATATAAGGATGGGCCGATCATCTTGCACAACACCGGCGACACACCTGCTGTCATCGAGTGCAAGCACATTATCAATTTCGCGATCAACAAAGGCTGGGAGCTTCAACTGGTATGAGGAATGACGAACTGCTGTCACTGTTCACGCCGCAGACGCGGCGCGACAAGCAGATCCGGGTGGGTGCATCGAACCTTTCCAACCCGTGTGCGCTGTGCCTGGCCGAGGACATCCTTCCGGGTATCAAGGACAAGAGCGGAGTGGCGCTCAAGCCTCGCGAGATGCGGGAGTCGAACTTCGTTATGGGGGCGCGGATTGGAACGGACATCCACCGTGGCTTGGAGTATTGGGCTAAGCGGCTCTTTCCCAAGTGGGAACTTGAACAGCGTTTCGAGCTCGGGCTCTACGAGAACTACGGGCTGATCAGGTCTACGGCCGACGCCTATGATCCGGAGGACGGGACGATCGTCGACTACAAGACGACCACCCGCTCCAAGCTGAAGGCCCTCAGCGCGGTGTTCGCGATGCACGGCGACGTTCCGGACGTGAGCGGGGACAGCGCAAAGGCGAAGTACATCGCCTACGTCGCACAGACACACCTCTACGCTCTCGGGAAAGAGCGCCGCGATGGCGAAGGAACTGTGCATAAGATCAAGGTCGTGTTCATTCCGAGGGACGCTTCTCAGGTGGCGGACGTGGAGATCTTCACGCTAGATTACAACCGGGATAAAGCGGAACGGGTGTGGGATCGCGGGCAGCACATCATCGATGCACTGTGCGACGGCTTCACCGACTTCCCCTCCTATCCGGGCTGCTACCGCTGCAACGTGTTGGCTGTCAAGAAGAACGATTGAGAAAGGCGGAGGTGTGCGGTGAAAGAACACGACGACATCATCGAGTATGGCTACATATCGGGACTCATCGAAAGCCTCGAAGCACGGAAGAAGGAACTCGCCGCAGCCATCAAACAACGCCTGCAGGTGGGCGAATCTAGCGTATCCGGCCCGTACATCGTGACGAGAAGGGAGGTGCACCGTTTCGATATATCGAAAGCTGAAAAGGCTTTACCTGGAGATACGCTTCGACGTTGCTATGTTCAAAAGCTGGATCCGAAGAGAGTGAAGTCTTTGGCGACAGCTGAACAGTACTATCAGTGTCTTAAAGGCACGGATCAACTTCATATTCGACAGGAGAAAGGAGAAGACGAATGACCGACTTCGACATCGAATCATTCATTATCAAACCCGACGAGCTGAGCAAACCCGAGCAGATCCTCGTCTACTCCGACTATGGACAGGGGAAGACGACGTTCGCTGCTTCGGCCGCCAAGTTCGCACCCACCTCTCCCGTGTTGTACCTCGACCTCGAAGGCAGTACTACGGGCGTCACCCGCGATGTTCCGCCGGAGAACATTGACATCATCCGACCCAAGAACATGCCGATACCGAAAGGCATGTCCAAAGAGGAAGGCTGGATCCACAACACCGACCAGATCCTCGTGGCCTTCCTCACAGGGAAGATGTCGCGTGAATACAAGACGATTGTCATCGATCCGCTCAACGTCTACAACGACTGGTGCGTAGACCACTTCGAGCGGAAAGAGATGTCCCAGCCGAACCCCAACAATTTCGCGATCTGGACGGAGGCTGCGAAGAAAACCACCGGATCGAACGGCATCTTCCCGCTTCTGAAAGACGCCGGGGTGCTGTCCATCCTCGTCGTCCACCAGAAGACCGACGACAAAGGCGTGGCCGACTTCGCATGGCGGGGTTCCGGTTCACGCGCCAAGGTTGGACAGACGCCCGATGTAGTGATACATTTGTCCTTGGACACCGATCGGAACACCGGGGAGTCGCACACGGAGGCGCAGATGTTCGCCTCCAGGACGATAGGGGCGAAGAACCGCTTCAACCTCCCCTCCTTCGTGGAGGATCTGACCATCGAGAAACTCTGGACGCTTTGCGACAACCACTGAGAGGAGAACATTATGGCACGCAAATCATCTTATAAGGCATTCAAACTCGACGACAACGAACTCAAATCAGCTCGTGGGGCCGACGGGCACTTCGCAGGACGCGGAGGAGCCATTAAAGTTCCGGCTCCGGGGGTCTATCGGGCTTTCATCTGCGACGTGGAGAGAGGAGAATACAAGTCGGCGGCTAACGAGGGACTGCCCCGTCTCGTCGTTGACCTGAAGATCCTCGAAGGACCCACCGACGAGTACGACGGGGTCGTCGTCAAAGACTTCAACGTCCCGCTCCAGCCGCATTGGAAGAACGGAAAGCTCAACTACAGCTTCCCGAACTTCTGGGAGGCCGTCGGCGCCTACGATCCCCGCGAGGGCTTCCTTATCCCCGATGATGAGACAGAGCTGGTCGACCCCGACCAGACGGTGCTCATCAAGATCGGGAACCGCCACAACAACAAGGGGTACGTCAATGCGACGGTGGACTCCTACTACGTGGACGACGGCAAGCGGGAGCTCGAACAGCTCGGTGAACCCCTGAAACCCAAGGTTGTTAAGGACGAGCCCACTGCTACTGTCCAGTCGACACAGGACACGACGAGAACGTTCACCATCGGTTGATAAGAGAGGAGTAAGGAAAGGCCCCATAGCGGGCCTTTCCTGCTCTATAAGTCAGTTACGAGGAGAGGAGCTAATAATGGAAGCGATTGATTTTCTAGACACGATATACAAAGACATCAAGGGGTACGTCAACATTGTGACGATGGACCCCCTTGATGAGAAAGAGACTGTCAAGAGCCGGTTCATCGAGTGGCCGGAGAAGAGGGACTTCGCACATCGATACGTCTCGATGCGAGAGGACGAAAACACTTACTGCTCGGTGGGGGTGTTCACCGGAAAGAACCGTTCGGGCGACGACAAGGGTGCGCTGTGCGGCGTTGTGTGGGCAGAGGCGGACACCTGCCCCCCGAGTGAGTTCGCCGTCGAGCCGTCTCTGGTTGTGCGCACATCGAGGAACCGTACGCATTGCTGGTGGGTCCTTGACAAGCCCCACCCGCTGGCCGAGTGCTCCGAGGTGGCACGTTCCATCTATCAAAAGCATCGCGACAAGGGCTGCGACAGCGGTTGGCAAGCGTCCAAACTGCTTCGGATTCCCGGTTCGGTCAACACCAAGTACGGCGCTGACTACCCCGTCAAGATAGAAGAGAATACCGGCGCGGTCTACACGTTGGAAGAAATCAAGGACGTCTATCCGGTTGTGCGCCTTGAAGAGGCTAAAAAGGAAGGCGAGGCGCCCCCGGAGTGCGACGACGAGCAGCTGTGCGTCATCGAGGATAAGCTCACGTCCCCTTCCTTGAAGTCGATGTATCTCGACGAGATAGAGGACGGTCATCAGAGCTGGTCTCAGACCGCTAAGAGATTCCAGATGGAACTGTTCCGTGCCGGTCTCTCGGACAACGAGGTGTACCAGTTGATGCTCCGCGCACACTGCAACAAATACAACCCCGTCTATGCTGGGCGTAAAACCAAGGAAGGCCACTCGATCCCCAAGCGTGACAACTGGGAGCTGTGCACGTGGAGAGAGGTCGAGAAATTCAGTAAGGAATATAATGACAGTTTCACACATCTCGATGAGAACGGGATCGCTCTAGGGGACGAAAACTTCTCCAACGCCATTCGGGAGTACCAGACGGGAGAGATTCAGCTTCTTACGGATGAAGAAGTGAAGTTCGTCGAGGGTAAGGATAACCCGACGTTCCTTAAAGATTACATCGATTACGGCCGAACGGTGACGGATACGGCAGACGCCTACCATGCAGCCTTGGGTTTAGTGACGTTGGCTACGACGGTCGGCGCTTTCGGGGCCCTCGACACGACGGGGGACGACAATCAGGGTCTTCGCTTCTGGCCGCTTCTTCTCGGGCCGTCTGGCACTGCACACAAAACCACAGCAGTGAACGGCGCACAAGCCGTCATTGACCTGTGCGGGTCGCTAGTGGGACGAAGCAACAGCATCAAGGTGGCGAGTGACTCCACTATTCAAGCTATGAAACGAGACATTGCACCTTTCCACAACACGCCCACATATATGGCGCTTGATGAGGTGCAGGATAAATTCCGTGACATCATGGATGACCATGGGTCCTGGAAGGGGTTCGATGCTGGCTTGTGTAAGCTGTACAGCGGCGAAGTCGAGCTGACACGGCGTGTTACGTCAGTGAACATCGACAGCGCTAACGCGCATCTTAATGTTATCCTCACGGGTATATATGATGAGTCGATTGATGTTCTCGAAATGCGTAACTTTAAAAACGGGTTCCTCACTCGCTTCACATGGGTGACGTATCTTGAAGACGACGTGAAGAATAAGGACACTGACAACACCCCGAAGATAGCGGCGATGTTCAACAGCCGCCGAAAGTTCGGGAACAGTAAAGACCGAGACAAAAAGGCAATGGTACTCGCACACAGGCTGGCGGAGCGTATCACGCAATTGTCCCGTACTTGTTACGGATCCGACGACGTGCCTGAGGTTGAGAGGAAACTACAGGAACGAGAGGTCGATGCGAACCGCATACTCCTCGACGTAGACGATGAAGCGCTCGATCGATACAACACGTGGTGTATGAACCTTCAGCGCTTCGATATCGTGGAAGACAAGTCCTCCATCTTCGAGTCGGCTTTCCGGCGGCTATGCATCACAGTCCCGCAGGTGGCCGGACTATTCAGCCTCATGGACCGAGAAGACGGAGTCATCACCAAGACGCACATGTTGAACGCCATTTACTACTCCAACCACTGGGTCAGGTGTCTTCTTAAGGCCCTCAACGATGTGACGGAGAACGGTTACGTCAAGCAGCAGGACGCTGTCATGTCGTTCATTCGTTCGCGTTGTGATAAAGCGAATCACGCTATCCTGTGCACGAAGGTCCGGGACAAGTTCCCCGAGCTGGACGAGTGGCAGTACAAGAACATCATCTCTTCGCTGCGTGGTCGAGGTCTCATTTCCGGCCCCGTAGAAATCGAATACGTTCGAGGCAAAGGCAAGAATGCGAAGAAATCCAAGGGATGGTTCTACACGCTGGTGGTGGACGAATGAGGACTGTGCGATTCCATCTGGCGTCCGGCGACGTCGAAGCGTTTAAAGAGCTGGCTGTGCGGGCCCGTAAAGAGCTCGGGCCTCTCACGTATGAACGGGTTGACGCAGAGGATAGTGCCGCTGTCTTCGACCTCGACCCGTGGGACGACTGCGGTATCGACATGGCTGTACAGTACTTCGTGGGTGTTGTGCGACGCTACCTCCTCGATCACGGCGCCTGGTCTTCCCCGTTCGGCGGCCCGATATCGCGGATTCTCTTCCTCGACATCGAATCCCACGGCGTCGAGAAGCGCTGGTCCATGACGCCGAGGGATTTCTTCCGTCTCGGCCAGTACGCGTGGGGCGAAGGCCCCGTCGTCTTGACTGAGGACTATGACGAGGTCATCGCCGCCATCCGAGAAGCCGACGGCGTCGTGGTGCACAACGGCCACAATTTCGACCTATCGGTGTTGTTCGGTAAAGACAGCGACGAGCCGCTTCGAATGGCGATGGATCGTCGTATCATCGACACCATGGTTCTCGCCAATATCGCATACCCCGCCCCGTCCTTCTACGAGGACCGGGCGGGGCGCTCCGTCGCCACAGACCTCCGCCCTTCGAATGTGCGCAGATGGCTGTCCCTCGACAACCTCGCATACCAGATGGGCCTGGAAGGCAAAGTCATGGATCTGAAGGATCTCGCCAAGCAGTTCAACCCACCCGGCACTAAGGTCTCCGATCTCGACTTCGGATTGATACGCATCGACGATCCGGTGTTCCGCGACTATTCCGAGCAGGATGTGGTCGTGCTCAGAGGAATTTTCAAGGAGCTTCTAATGCGTCACGAAGTAAACGAGTACGACTGGCGTGAACAGTTGAAGGCGGCTATCAACGCGCAGATGTCGAGGAACGGGTTCCTCATAGATGAAGACAAAGTCTACGACAGGTTATACGCTTTGGCTGACAGAAAGGAGAAGCTACTCGACTATCTGCACAAGTCAGTGGGTATGCCACTCGATTCGAAGCAGCCGTGGCGGACGAACGTTGGAAAGCAGTGCATCATCGACGCCCTGGCTGCGTTCGGCGTAGACGAGCACACGCATCCTGAGTGGCCGCGCACACCGACCGGAGCCCTGCAGCTGTCCGGCAGCGTCGTACAGGACCTCCTGAGAGGCCACGGAAGCCACGCTGAGGCCTTCGGAAAGGTCCTGGGCGAACTACTGGGCCAGCGATCCCTTGCGCAGCTCACAATCGACTGTCTGCAGCCTGACGGCCGTGTGCACCCCGAGGTCGATGACCTGCAGCGCTCTGGTCGTTCTTCTACGACGAAGCCCGGTTTGACTGTGTGGACGGCACGTGGCGACAACGCAGTGGAGAAGTCCTACTTCGTCCCCGACCCCGGATGCAAGCTCGTCTCGTTCGACTACTCGAATGCGGATGCGAGGATCGTCGCAGGTTACGCGCAGGACCCCGCATATATGGAGAATTTCAAACCCGGCGCCGACCCGCATGAGATCACAGGCCGCGCCGTCTGGGGCGACGAAGAGTACGAGGCGCACATGCCTGAAGGCTGGGAGACCGATCCTGAGGCGCGAAAGCACAACCCGTACCGCCAGAAAGCCAAGGCGCTCTCGCACGCCTGGAACTATGGAGGCGGGGCGAAGACGATCGCCAAGGCTTCTGAACAACCGTTAGACATAGCGGAACACTTCGTCAAACAGATGGCGAAAGCCTATCCGCGGGTCGTCGAATGGCGTCAGGACTGTGCGGATCAGGGGGAGAACGGCTGGATCTACAACGCGTGGGGCAGGCGCATGAGCGTCAACATCGAGCGGTCCTACACGCAGTCCTCTGCGCTCATGGGGCAGTCCGGGACGAGGGAGATCATGACCGACGCGCTCATCCGCATGCTGAACTGTGACCTTCGTCTCATTCATTGGCTTCGCGCGCAAATCCACGACGAGCTGATTTTCTCCATCCCCGAATCGGAGCTAGACTGGGCAGTGCCGAAAATCGCGGAGCTGATGTCCACAACGTGGAACGGGGTGGAGTTCACCGCCGCACACGGGCAACCTGCGAACGACTGGGAGCACGCCTCCCACTGATGAAAGGAGAAACGTATGACGAAAGCGACGCTGTACACGAAACCAGGATGTGTGCAATGCAAGATGACGAAGAAAGACCTGACGAAGAAAGGCATACCGTTCGACGAGGTTGACATCACCGAAGACCATGACGCACTGTCCTTTGTGCTAGGACTCGGTTATAAGCAGGCGCCGGTTGTGGTGATCGGTCAGACGCACTGGAGCGGGTTCCGCCCTGACATGGTCAGGAAGTTCGTTTGATGAATACAATTGACAGACAATATGAGGTCCTTCTCGCAGACGTTCTGAAACACGGGGTAAAGAAGAAGGATCGCACAGGGGTGGGGACGCTGTCCGTCTTCGGGCGGCAAATTCGCTATGACCTGCGTAACGGCTTCCCGCGTATCACGACGAAGTTCGTTCCGATGAAAGCGGTGAAGGGCGAACTTCTGTGGTTTCTATCAGGCGACACGAATATCAAGTGGTTGAAAGACCATGGTATCACTATCTGGGACGAGTGGGCCGATGCAGATGGCAACCTCGGGCCCGTGTACGGACACCAGTGGCGCTCCTGGCCTGCACCGGATGGAAAGGGCATCGACCAAATCTACGAGGTCGTTGAGAGCTTGAAGGCCGATCCGGACTCCCGCCGGCATATCGTGTCGGCATGGAACGTCGGCGACTTGGACGCCATGGCTCTTGCACCGTGCCATGTTCTATTCCAGTTCTATGTAGCAGGCGGCAGGCTATCGTGTCAGCTCTACCAGCGCAGCGCCGACCTCTTCCTGGGGGTTCCCTTCAACATCGCCTCCTACGCGCTGCTGACGCACATGCTCGCCCAGCAGACGGACCTGCGTCCAGGCGAGTTCGTCTGGACCGGCGGAGACTGCCACATCTACGCGAACCACGTGGCTGCTGTGCGAGAACAACTCAGGCGCGAACCATATCCATTCCCCGAACTCAGCCTCAAGAAGGCACCATCCATATTCGATTATCAGATGAGTGACATTTATGCGTCGGCAGGGTACAAACACCACCCGGCCATCAAGGCCCCCGTGGCTGTATAATCGAAGACCCATCGCAGAAAGGAAGAGATTTTGACTGTTAACATCGACCCGATCTCCACAGTGGAAGAGTACGTGGAGCAGGCGGATTGGCGCGTCAACGCGAACGCGAACCAGGGCTACTCCGTCGGCGGCCTCATTCTCAACGCCGCCGGCAAGACGATCGCGAACTATTGGCTGTCGAAGGTGTACAGCGAAGAAGAAGGAGCCGCACACAGAAACGGCGACTACCATATCCACGACCTCGACATGCTCGCGGGCTATTGTGCGGGCTGGTCTCTCAGAAGGCTACTGGAGGAAGGCTTCAACGGCGTCGCAGGCGCTATCGCCTCCAACCCGCCCCGGCACTTCAGGTCTGCCTGCGGCCAGATCGTCAACTTCCTCGGCACGCTGCAGAACGAGTGGGCGGGGGCCCAGGCCTTCTCGTCCTTCGACACGTACATGGCGCCGTTCATCCGGCTCGACGGGCTGGACTATGCGGAAGTCAAGCAGTCGATGCAGGAGCTCATCTTCAACCTCAACGTCCCCAGTCGCTGGGGTAGTCAGTGCCCTTTCACCAACCTCACCTTCGATTGGACGTGCCCCGAGGACATCAAGGACAACCACCCGCTTATAGGCGGTGAACTGTGCGACTTCACGTACGGGGACCTCCAGGCCGAGATGGACACGATCAACCGCGCCTACATCGAGGTCATGATGGAAGGCGACGCCGACGGCCGCGTCTTCACCTTCCCTATCCCGACCTACAACATGACGAAGGACTTCGACTGGGAGTCGGACAACGCCCGCGCCCTGTTCGATATGACCGCGAAGTACGGCCTGCCCTACTTCCAGAACTTCATCAACTCCGAGCTCGACCCGGGCATGATCCGCTCGATGTGCTGCCGCCTCCAGCTCGACCTGCGCGAGCTCCTGAAGCGGGGCAACGGTTTGTTCGGCTCGGCCGAGCTCACGGGCTCCATAGGCGTCGTCACCGTGAATGCCGCAAGGCTCGGATATCAGTATGCCGGGGACGAAGATGCGCTCTACGAGAGACTCGACTACCTAATGGATCTCGCCTCGTCTACGCTTGAGAAGAAGCGGATCAAGATCGCCGAGCTGATGGAGCGAGGCCTCTTCCCGTATAGCAAGCGCTACTTGGGTGGGCTCGGCAATCACTTCTCCACGATCGGCGTCAACGGCGTTAACGAAGCCATCCGCAATTTCACCCACGATAAGGAAGACATCACTACCGAGTGGGGGCATGCCTTCGCCAGGAAGCTCCTAGCACACATGAGGGAGCGCCTCGTCCAATACCAGGAGAAGACTGGCAACCTCTACAACCTGGAAGCAACCCCCGCGGAGGGCACCACATACAGGTTCGCCAAGGAGGACCGTAAGAGGTTCTCCAACATCATCCAGGCCGGCACGGATAAGAACCCGTACTACACGAACTCTTCTCAGCTGCCTGTGTCACACACGCAGGACGCCTTCCAGGCACTGGAAGAACAAGCCGATCTTCAGTCGATGTACACGGGCGGCACCGTCCTGCACCTGTACATGAACGAGAAGATCTCGTCCGGTGTTGTGTGCGCGAAACTCGTCAAGAGAGCGCTCACCAATTTCCACCTTCCTTATATCACGATCACCCCGACGTTCTCGATCTGCCCCAATCACGGCTACCTCGCTGGGGAGCATTTCGTGTGCGAGAAGTGCGGTGAGGCATGCGAGGTGTGGACGCGCGTCATGGGGTACTTCAGGCCTGTGCAGTCGTTCAACATCGGGAAGAAGGGAGAGTACGCAGAGAGGACGTGCTTCACGGAGAAGGAGAGCGTGAAGGCTTGACCGAGAGCAACGACCTTCAAGTGGCCGGGCTGGTGCCGCTGTCGTCAGTGGACTGGCCCGGCCGGCTCGTAGCCACAGTGTTCTGCCAGGGCTGTCCGCTCAGGTGCCCCTATTGTCAGAACTCGGCCATCCTCGACAATCGCACACCGGGAGCCATCGCCTGGTCGGAAGTCGAAGGTTTCCTTCAACGACGTGTCGGGCTGCTCGACGGCGTCGTCTTCACAGGTGGAGAGGCACTGCGCCAGGAGGCTGTTATCCCCGCCGCGGAGTCTGTCGCCGAGCTCGGCTTCGGCGTAGGCGTCCACACGTCAGGCATGTTCCCGGATCGGTTAGAGCGCATGATGCACGTCGTCGACTGGGTCGGACTCGACGTTAAAGCCCGGCCCGAGGACTACAAGAAAGCCGTCGGTGTGCGAGGTGACAAGGTGTGGTATACCCTCGACCTCGTGCTGGAGTCCGGCGTCGATTACGAGGTGCGCACAACCGTTTACCCCGAGTCACTCATCGACTACCACTTCGAGGGCCTCGTCTCCCAGCTGAAGCTAGCAGGTGTGCGCAACTTCGCCCTACAGGAGGCCCGCACAGAAGGCACCCCGGTAGCCTTTCAGTTGATGGCTTCCTCATGGGATAGAAAACGTTGGGAGAAGCGCAGGCGTGAGTTGGTCGAATGCGTGCACAACGCGGGCTTCGACCGCTATGTTCTCAGGCTCGCATAAGTGACAGACGACACACACAAAGGTATTGACGGAGCTGGCTCCTTTCGCTACCATGGAGACATGGAGAAAGAAAGGAGCCAACCCCATGACACAGACGAACACTCTCAACGAGACACAGCTCATCATATGCGTCCTCTTCATCGGCGCCATTGCACACCTCGTCGCCTACCAAATCTGGGCGACAAGAGGCGACAGAGGAATTGAAAACTACGACACGCGCATCCGCCCCTTCATGTGGACCGTTTGGGCATGGCCGTTCCACTACGGTGTGTTCGCCTGCCTACTGATTGACTACCTGTGGGGCAGTAAAGCAAAGGAAAGGAAGTATTATGAATATCTGGGTCGTTATTATGCTGCTGGCATGGGCGGTGGCTATAGCGCTGCTGGACTGGCAGCTCCGCAGGTCGGCGAAGAAGCTGAACGAGGCGATACAGGAGGCGAGGAGCATTGCTATTACTACCCGGCCACGCGGTCATTCGTCGACGGCGGGTACTGGGGCTACGCACAGCAGTACCACGGGCTCTGAAGGCGAGGGAGAGAAGTGACGACACTGTTGGCTATCGACCCCTGCGGGGTCGGAGGGACGACCGGAATCGTCCTCGTCGGATATGAGAACGATTCTCATGTACGGCTCCTCAACTCCTGGGGCCCCGGCACCGAGGAAACATACGACTGGTTCTACAAGCGGATGTTCGACCGCATGGTCAAGCCGGACGTTGTGGTGTGCGAGAAATACGTGAACAGGAACATCCCCGGGGCCGACATCCACCCGGTCCGCGTCGAAGGCGCCGTGCACATCTTCGGCCGGTTCCTCGGCAAGAAGATCCAGTGGCGCACACCGCAACAGCGGCTATTCGTCCGCGACGAGAACCTCCGGCGCCTCGGTCTCCTATTCGAGAAGGTCGAGGATCACCACCACGACAGGCGAGAGGCCGCACGGCACGCCGTAGCCTATCTGGTCGAGCGAGAACACCACAAACCCACATACGAGAGAGGATGGAAATGAAGATAGGATCGCTCTTCACAGGCATCGGCGGGTTGGAGCTCGGGTCCGTCAACACAGTGGCGTCCATTGTTCCACATGGCAATTACATCGAGTGGATAGCAGAGACCGACGGGAATGCACTGAAGATACTTGAGCATTCAACCATATTCCACGGGGTGCCCAATCTCGGCGATGTGACGAAAATCGATTGGAGCATGATTCCAGACGTAGACTGCATCACCGGAGGGACCCCCTGTCAGGACTTCTCCTACCTCGGGACCCATAAGGGACTGGAAGGTGAGAAGAGTTCTCTGCTCTACACGTTCATCGAAGCCGTGAAGGCGAAGAAGCCGGAGTACGTTCTGTGGGAGAATGTAACGGGGGCTCTCACGAAGGGCGCATATGACGTGCTCTTGGACATGTTGAACGAAACCGACTATTCGACGAGCTCTGTGATCCTCCCTGCGAGCCGCCTCGGCATGCCGCACGAGAGAAGCAGGCTCTTCGTCTTCGCCAAACGTACGGAGAACTGGGCTATCCCTTTCAACGCACCGCTAGTCGAAGTTAGGCCTGACACACGGCTACGCTGTCTGCCGACCCCCGATCGGTTCCGCATGGACGGCAGGAAAAGCCCCGGGTATTCCAAGCGCCCATCCTTCTACGACCTCAAGTATTGGAGCGAAGACGAAGTGAGGGCTTCCTACGGGGAGGCTATCGAGCGTTGGGAGGAAACATTCGGTCGCGAGGCCCCTCCACTTGCGAAGCCTAAAGGTGTGCTTAACGTAGAATTCATCGAGTGGATGATGGGCTTCCCGAAGGGATGGGTGGCTGACGCTGACGACGTGTCTCGCACGGCCAAGTTGGCAGCACTCGGAAACGCGTGCACACCCCAACAGGCTTCCGAAGCCTTTTACCACGGGCTCCTGCAATTGACAAGAGAAAGGACCAATTGATGATCAAGAAATGGAACACCGCGAGGTGGATTAGGAGATATTGCTACGACAACGAGGCACTGCACGTCGAAGACTGCTTCGAATTGGCTGTGCGCCTAGGGAAGGCGGGTATCGGCCCCGTCTTTGAGTGGGACGCTGACAACCCGTTCTCGTCCCATCCCTGGAACGGCCAGGGTAACGGCTCGCACAGGTTCGTCGACGTGCTGTTCAACATCATAGGACCGAGTTGGCTGTACACGCCGAACACAGACATCCACCGGTGGTGGAGACGCTATAAGGCAGGTGAGTAGGAAGAAGCCCCCGCGCAATGCGGGGGCTTCTTCTGTGCGACAGGTTATCCGATCATCCAAGCGCTACCCAGCTGACGTGTACATTCGAGTCGACAGGCCACGGCCAGTTACAAGCGGCGGCGACGCCGAACTGTTTCTTATCCACCGGAAACGCAATGATGTTGTGCGTTATGGCGTCCGTCACCTGGCACAGGAGAGAACGTGGTATACGGTCAAGCTCCTCCGGGAAGGGGACGGTGAAAGATTTGATCTTATGCTGCTCCCACCTTTGATAGCCGGTTTCGAATACTCCGGCTGCGAGAACTGCCATCTGCGCGCTGAAATAGGAGAAGCTTGAACCGTCGTGTTGAATCTGAATACGGTCATTCAGAATATTGAAGATGATCGGCTCGTCGGCCGTGCCCTCCACGCCCTGGCGTTTCAGCTCATCCACCTTGTTCTGTGCATCCCACCGCGTCTTCACCGGGTAGATGACCTGCTTACGCAGTTTGCCGACGACGTTGGACACAGAGGATGAGATCGTGTTGAATAAGCCTTGCAGGGGCTTGACGGGGTCCGTGCCCTCGATGTGTGCAATCCCGTTGCTGTCCGTTGTAGCCATATTTCCTCTCCTTATGTGTTAGGCTGATTGGATTCCATTACCAGTATAGTGCCGTTGAAGTAGTTGTAGAACTCCTTGTGAGGGTTGCTCGTCAGTCTGTTTTCCCCGATAAGACGAAAAGACACTTGTGTGACACGGGGCACCGTCATGTTGAAGAACGCATAGAGATCGTAGAAACCCGGGTTTATCTCTCCATTGAACATACCTGGCATCTGTGAGACGTAGTATTCTTCGAATTTCGTCTGCGTTCCGCCTACGGGGGTCCAAGCTGTTCGAACGATAAGCTGCATCTTCGACCGGAAAGCGTCGGAGGCACCTGTATTCACATATCGTCCACTACCGAAGAAGAAGAAGTTCAGGTAACTCTTTCCATTCTCTGGGTAATTGAGGATGTTTTCCGATAGCAGGACCTCATTGGTGTTAGGACCAAGCTGTCGTAAATCACCTGTGAGGGAGCGGAACGACAGCTTGTTGTTGGTGTTGTCTATGTTGTTCATCAGTCCGTTCAGCGAGTTGCGCACACCACCGATCCCTAAGTTGCTGAGGCCTGAGTTGATGGACGAGATCTCGTCCTGCACCCACGAACCCCATGTGTCGCCGGCGCCTAGGTTTTTGTTGGGTATCATTCCGGCTTGTACTCCTTGTGCGGTTGATTGAACTGGAACACGTTGTAGATCGTCTTAGGGATCTTATCATCATAGTCGGCCAAGGTCGTGCCCGTATTGAGGGTGTTGGAGAATTCGTCACAGGTGGTACGAGACGTGGCCGTCACCGTGATCTCCTGATTGTTCATATCGACGTGCGTCGTCATGAATCGGTCCCCGCCGTAGTCGAAGGCCGACCCGGACGTCAGAAACAGGTCATTGCCCGTGGTGGATGGTGTGCGCGACTCCAGGTTGGGAGATGTGAGTGTGATCGTCGGGATCGACCCGGACTTCTCCCACACGGCCCGGAGGCTGTTGTCGATCGCCAACGACGGCGTATTGATCAATGGGTTGTTGATCTGCTCCTCGTCGCTACCCAGTGAGGACGATCCCGTGTGCGTGACATACGTGTCCTCCGGACCCATCACCAGCCCAGTGCCGCGGAAGCGCAGCGAATTGTAGTAGTTAGATGGCCCCGAGGACGCGGCGATGCGGAAAGGCGAATAGTCAGACGTAACCATGCCGCGCACAGTAACGATGATCTGGTTGTGGTTCTTCGGGTCGAGGCGCACAGACAGGCTGCCACCCTGCCCCAACCACTGGGACGCCGTAATCGGGAGCCCGTCATTTCCGGACACACAGTACGCCGTGTATTCCAGGCCGGACGTGTCCTTCGCTGGAATGTAGTCTTTGCACTGGGTCACCCATGGCGTCATGGCTTCGATCACATAAGCGTCGAGCGTGATCGTCTGCTCCACGGTCTTCCGGGCGTCCACCTGGATGATCGTGTCTCTCGACTCTTTACTCAAAGGCAAGTACTCGTTATAGGCGTAACGCATGGGTCTATACGTTGTCTTCACGGTCTTAGTGGACTGTGCGAGATCCACGCTGTAACTCATGCCCGTAACGTTGTTCATGCGTTCCTTCAGGAAGTTATTGTCACGGAGGAACAACAGGTTTGAGTTCTGGCGAAGCATGTATACGTTATGCACTGCGCACAGAGTGTTCAAATAATCCCACACGTTAAATGACCCGCCCGGAGCCATAATGATCGGGTTGTATTGGTCAGACTTAATGAAACCGTCCACATACACCTTGTCGTAGTCGCACAGCTTGAACAGCTCGACGACAACGTTCCGAAAGTTGTTGTACTGCGTGGGGACGACCTTCACCTGCTTGAGCTTGTAGCACAGGTCGTCAACGGTCACGGTGTTCGTCGAGTAGTTAGACGTGAACGTTCGCACATCCCCCCGGAACTCGTACACGCTTGACACAGGGTGCTTGTTCGTCCACGTCGTCGACACGTCCGCCGGCTTGAAGAACCTGTCCGTCAACGTCATCACGGGGTAGCCCTTAGTACCTCCCGGTACGCTGTATGACGTGCGGTCCCACTGTGCGGAGAAGCTCTCCAGCGAACGGTCCGTCCTGTATTCGAAAGGCTCCGGCGCGATACTCACAGCAACACCTTCTCAGTGAACGAAGCCGTCACAGCCACCTCGTAACCGTCGATAGCCGCACTGTACTCCTGTATCGAATACGGCTCCTTCTGCTGCAACGCACCATAACCCATACCGGGCAAGAACGGACCGTGGTTGTCCGGAACGTCGTTGATCGTCTTCACTCGGTCCGCAGGATACGCCCTCAAACAGATACTGGATATCCGAGAGCTTGCCCACATTTGAAGCTCACCCCACGGGTTGTTGATGTTGTTCGCCGGGACCATCGTCGTCACGTAGCGGCCGTCGAACTCGCTGACCGCCGTGACAGCCGTTTCGTTGATCTGCACTGTTCCATCCCCGCGGCATCCAGCCCACAGGTTATAGCCCTCCGGCCAATGTATCTTCTGTCCGATCTGCCATATCCACGCGGGGTTCCACGACATCGCCGGAGCTCCGTTGTATGCGCCGGGAGTTGCCACATGGGGAATATCGTCCGTGAAAACCGTAGCGTTAGACGTGTAGTGAGACATGAACAGCGGCAGGAGGTTCGTCTTCATCGCCAACGGGTCCACGTAGTAAAGCAGCTCGTTCGTGGACAGAAGATACAGCAGGGCCGCGTGCTCCGCCACCGTGTTGGCAGCCCACGTGAGCGTGAACTCCCTGTGCGTCAACGCGGATCGTTTGGCGAAACCGTCGCCCCGCAGTGTCGTGGCATTATAGTTGAAACCCACGCTGTTGCTCTGGAAGTTCGCTACGGGCGCGTCGATCCAGCGCATGTCATTCAACGTGCCGAACCACACTTTGGGTCTTTTAGGCATTCCTATGCTCCTCTCCTCGATGCCATGGCGTTAGAGCCGTTGACCATCCCCACTATAGCATTGCCGTCTATCACCGTCGGCTTGTTGACAGCGCTCACTAGGATATGCCTGTCCGTTCCGGACAGCTCGACGAGGATCGGGCCACCGCCGAACCCGCCGCCTCCAGCACCAGACGACGCAGCCGAAGCACCCGAGGCCGCAGCCCGACCCGAGTTGACGGCCTCCAGGAAACCGTAGCCGACGGTTTGTGCGGCTTGACGGTTGATGACGAACTCACCAGGTGTCAACATGGCCGGAACCGTGTCGGTGGACTGCTTACCCCCGCTGTACGAGGAACCACCGACCTTGCCGCCCGTCGAGAAGCCCCACGCCTGATTGAAACCGAACATGAACTGGCCGACCGACAGGCTTCGCAGGTCCCGCACACGATTACACAAGTTGATGGCGTCCGTCGCCGCCTGGTTCATCGAGAACCCCGCCTGCTGTGCGCTGCTGATGATGCCGCTGAAAGCGCCATATCCGGCCTCCCGAATACCGTTGACCGCATACGTCATCCAGTTCGCCTTATCGCCAGCCACATTCAATGAGTAAGCTGACCCGTGGGCCTGGTTGCCCATGTTGTTCATGCCGTGCGCGGCTGTGTTAGCCGACCCGGCCGCCTTCCACATCTCGGCACCCACGTTGCCGGCGATCTGCCCGAGCTGCTGGAACGTCGCTGCGGCCTGGTCAGCGGCCCCGCCGACCCCACCTCCGCCGAGGGCACCCCCCAGGCCGGAAGCGTCATTCCCGGTGTTGTTCAACGCATGGCCGAGCTTATCAGCAGAGTCCTTGTTGTCGTCCATCGACTGCTGAGACTTGCGGTTCTTCGCCTCAAGGTCTGACAGTGCACGCAAGGCAGGGTCGGCGTTCACACCTACCGTGAAGTTACGCGGCACGCCGTTGATGACTTTCGACAGGTCTGTGAACGTCGCAGCGTACCGTTCGGTCTCTGCACGGGAGTAGCCCATCGACGTCATGTTGTTGATGAACTCCGCACGCAAAGCAGAAGCGTAAGCCAACACCTGCTGCTGGCTGGCTCCTGTGTTGGCGTAAGCTAGGATCTGCTTCTGGTATGCCTCGACGAGGGACAGCACGTTTCCGCGCTGTTCACGGGCGGCGTCCGAGAAGCCCACAAGGTCACGTCGGGCTTTCGCCTGTGCGTCGGAGAGCTTCTGCATCGCCTCGTATAGCTTCTGATAGTTGCCGGCCTGGTCGCCTTCGGCGTTCTTCCGGTCGGTGCGGTTCTTCTGCTGTGCGGCTGCGTTCTTCTGCAGCTCGGCCCGAATGTCGTCGGCTCGCAGCGTGTCGCCGTAGTCAACGGCCACCTTCAACTGGAAGGTCAGTTTGTTACGATCCGACTGGAGCTTCGACAGTTCAGCGTCCAGCTCGGCGATCTTGTTCCGAGTGTCTTCAATTGATTTGTTGGCGTCGCCTATCTCCTTGTTCGCCGACTGCGCGTCCTTCGCCGCAGACTCGAAATAAGACTTGATCGTCTTGAACGACTTCGCTGTCTCGTCCAAGGACTTCGGAAATTCCCAGCGGAAGTGGAAGGCAGCGTTCGCCACAGACGACAGCTCGCTGATGTAGTCGGTGAAGGTTTTGATCTCCTTCGCCGCCTCTTTGATCTTCTTGCCGGCCTTCTTCGCACGGTCCCCGAGCTTCCTCGTCCTGTGTCGGGCCTTCTTCGCATGCTTCGCAGCGTTCCTGGCGCCCCTCGCGAACCCCTGGTCAAGTGCTTTACCGAGGTCCTTGATCGACGGCAGTGCAGCCGTAGACGATTTGCCTAGGCCCTGAAGCGACGCAGACGCCTCTTTCGAGAAGTCCTTGCCCGTGGCGATGCTCGCGGCGATCATGCCGATCGCCTGGCCTGCCTTCTGTGCGAGGGCTGCGGCCTTCGTTATTTGGTTGGCCGACTGCGTCGCCTTATTGGCGACGGCGTGCAAACGCTGCTCGACCCTCTCCAGCACCTGCACAGATCCGACGCCGTGGCTGCGTAGAAGCTGCATGATCTGCTGGATGTATGCGTTCATCACACCGGCGTCGCCGCCAGACGCTTCAGCAGCTTGGCGCACAACGGCATAGAGAGCCTTCAGGTTAGCCCGGCCGGCCTCCGAAAACTCATCGAAGTTCATGCCGTTCTTATACAGGCTCTCGCCCAAGTTGGCGACGGCATCCTCCAGGTTGACGAACGCCTCATCGCCGGACAGGGCGGAGTCGACGACTTTCTTGAGCTCCTTGGCCGCTTTGTCGGCTTTCTCTCCCATCTCCTCCATCTCGTCCCCGGCGTCAGCCGTGTCGCCCTTCAGACCCTTCAAGGTTTGCGATGCCAGGTCGGACTCGTTGCGCACACCATCAAAGGCTTTGTGTGCGTTGTCGTCGATCTTCTGCAGCGTCTCGATGATGGCCTTGCCATCGATGAAGTTGATCTTTCCGGACGCTATCATCTCCTGAATCTTGGCTTTGAAGGAGTCGATGTACTGGCTGGACCTCTGGGTGCTGCGCTCGATGTCGTCTGCCAGGAACCCGAACCCCTTGTTCCGGAACTCCTCCGCCATCTTCTTCTGCGAGTCGGTCATCTCCGAGTTGCCCTGCGTGACGAGCTTCGAGTACTCTTGCACGGAGAAGCCCAGCTGTCGGAGCGTCCCCAGTTGATCGTCGGCGAACTGCTTGAAGCCCGTGTTGCCGGCGATCTGCTCCGCCATCTTCTTCAGCGAGTTCTCGCCGATCGCATACGTCTGCTTGTCTATCTCCTCCGTGGACTGCCCGGTCTTCTGTGCGAGAAGCTCCTGCGCCTGCGCCATCGCTTTCGTCTGAGCGTTCGCGTCCGAGGTGGAGAACAACTGTGAGGACACAGATTCGCCGGCCTTGTTGGTTGCCTTCGCGAACACATAGGCGGCGCTGCCGCCCTCCTGGAAGGCCTTCGTGTCCTGCATCACAGACTGCGCCAGGTCGGCTTGTGCCTGCTCCAGGGCTTTCGCCTCCGCTCTGGCCTGCTCAGAGCGGCGAGTCCAACCCTCGGTGAGTTTAGATAGACCCGTGAAGAACAGGGAGATGCCTGCCCCCGCGGCGAGTCCTTTGAAGGCGCTCATAAGCCCTGATGTGGCCTTGGCAGCATTCCCGATCGAACCCGCCGCGTCAGCCGCTCCTCCCGACGCAGCCCCGGCAGCAGACCGAGAAGCGGCAGCTTGGCCTGCGGCCCGCTGCGATGCAGCTGCCGACTGGGCGGCTCCGGCGTTCTTATAGAGGGCGCCCGTTTGCTCGTTGACGGACACCGTGGACAGCTTGTAGAGCTTGACTGTCTCAGCGAGAGCGGACAGGAGGGAGCGGATCGACGTGATCGGATGCTGCATCGCGATGCCCATCGACCGCTGCGCCGTCGTCAACGCGTAGGCTCCGCCGAGCACAAGGGCCTGCTTCGCATAGTACCCGGCCAGGATCCCACCGGCCGTCAGGAAGGCGCCTGCTAGTTTGGCTATCCACTGCGCGGCGGGGTTCTGCACGAGGTTCGCGAGGACTTGAACTAGACCCGTGAGGGACCCTAGCATGTCGCCGATGCCGGAGTTCGTAGACCTGCCGATTTCGGCCTTCAGATTCGACCAGGCATTCTTCAACATCTCCAGCTTGCCGGCCGTGGTGGATGCTATCTGGTTGTACTGGTCATTAAGCGTTTTCGAGTCGTTGTATCCCGATTCGGCGTCGCGCATCGTCTGTTCAAGCGTCTTGTGCGCCTCGGCCAGACGGAGGATCGTCGGGACGTCACGAGACGCTTTGATGCCCAGATCTTTGAGCACACCGATAGCGCCCTGTCCCTGGTTCTTCAGCCCGGCGATGAACTTGACGAAGATGTCAGAGAACTTCGACGTGCCCCACGCGGACTGGACCTCCTGTGCGGAAACCCCGGCCACCTTCGCGAACAGGTTGAGTTCGTCACCGCCACCCCTGATGGCTTTCTGCATCTGGGTGAACATACGCGTGACGACACCGCGAGAGAGTTCGGGTGCCACGCCGATCGATGCCAACGCACCGGAAAGGCCGACCACCTGATATTCAGTGAGGCCTGCGAACTTGCCCATAGCGGAGATCTGCGTCGATGTGTTGGCGATCTGCGACTCGGTGGCAGCCGAGTTAACACCTACCTTCAGGATCGAGGAGGCGATGTTGTCGAAGTTCTGGCCGGTCGTGCCCATGATCGTCTGGAAACGCGCGATCGTCTCACCCGACTTGTCGAGCGAAAGGTCGGTGGTCGCCGAGAGCTTAGCGACCGTCTCGGTGAAGTCCGTGATGGACTCTTTAGCGACGCCCAACTGGCCGCCGAGTGCTGCGATGTTCGACAGGTCCTTGAAGTTCGTGGTCGTCACCGAGGCGGCCATCTGCTCCAGTTTGCCGCGTAGCTCGTCTGCCGACTTGCCGGCGATGTCGTTGGTCCGCTTCACCTGTGCGAAGGCCGACTCATACTCCATCGACTCTTTGACGACCGTGGAAAAGGCGCCGAAGGCGGTCTTCGAGATGTTCTGCATGACGGCGGCCACGTCGTAGAGGGCGTAGCGCATGTTGGATATACGCGACTTCGCCTCTTCCGCGGCTTTACCGGCTCGGTCAAAGCCTTCCCCGGCCTCCCTGCCGCCACGCCCGGCGCCGTCCAGGCCTTTGCCGATGTCGGCGCCGACGACCTTACCCTTGATGTTGTCGAGTGCTTGTGCGATGGTATTGATGGATTCCGCAGCCTCGTGGAGTTCAGACGTGCCCTGCACGTTGAACTCAATAGTCTGCTTAATATCAGGCATTACTCACTCCTGTTGTAGTAGTCCATCCTCGTGGGCAGGTCTCGCTCCGCATAGTCTGGCATGTACGGTGTCATCACAGTGTCCTTGCCCCATTTCTGCTTCTCCTCATAGGGAGGTGGATCGGTGGCGCGGTGTGTGCTGGTCCAATCATGCATCATCCTTGCTTTAGTAGCATAGCACGTTCTGTCTTCCGCACGCCATGCTATATCAGGGTCGGTTGAATGACACAACCAGATAGGGTTACCGCACCTTTGGCACGTCTCGTCCTTAACCGTCTTATAAGCCAGCACAAGCTTATAATCCAACTCCGTCCAACGCCCGAAAGGGTCAGGCTGGTTATAAATGACGGCGGTGGGCCTCATGTGCAGGTCCACCGCCGTCCTAACCATCGATAGAGCGCCGCTCCCCCCTTTTTCTTGGAGGGCGTCTATCAGAAATCCACCGTCACCGCATTATCGTAATCCGCAGAAGCGCCGAGGAGATTCATCGCAGTCACAAGCAGACCAAGATACTGCTCGCCAGGCAGGGCGTTCAGAATCTTCCGGATCTCCTCCGAGTTGAACCTCCGCTCGTCTGCATTCCCTTCGGCATCTTCTATCTTGTACAGCGTCTTCGACAGAAGCGCCAGGTAGGCTTCCGATACGCGCTTCGTCTTGTTCTTCGTCTTATCCGCGCTTTCAATGCCGAGCATCAGCTCTTCGCGCACATCGGCAGTCACCGACTGGAGGTGAAAAGTCAGCTTCGAAGCGTCGCGCCTCTTCACCGCCTCCTTGATTTCGTCGGCGTCTGCCTGTTCTTTGATCAGTCGCTCCACGTCCTGCACTGCTTCAGCGTCCAGGTACACGACCTTCTTCGCCTTCGGCGCATTCGAACGGGACAGGACCTCAAAAATGTCCATAATTGAATTCCTCTCTACTAGGCGTTAGGGTAACGTCATAAACAAGAATAGCACAGGGCGGAGAGGAGACGCCCTGTGCTATTCAGTATGGTGTGCGCGTTACGCCACCGTCACCTTGACGGTCACATTCGCACAAGCGGGATGGCTGACAATGACGTCAGCGCTGCCCGTCTTCAAGCCAGTCACCACACCGAGCGGGCTGACCGTAACCGTCGACGTGTCCTTCGACAGGTAGGAGCACACGGAGCGAGCCACATGGCCGTGGATCTTCGGCAGGATCGGCCGGTGCTCGTTGAGAGACACCGTAAGCGCCTCCGTGTCAGTGATCGCCGTCGTGCTGTCCTTGAAGATCCCGTTGACAGCCAGCTGGCCCTGCTGCAGGAACGAAACAGTGTAACGAGTCGGGTTGTCGCCCTCAAGCGTGTTCTTGTACGTCGACTCGATCATGAGGAACGCGCAGTACCACTGACCGGCCGCGATAGGATCACGGCCCTTCAAGACACCGCGCACAACCAAAACCAGGTCAACGCGGGTCTTCTTGAACATGTTCCACGCCTTCGCGTAGATCGAGTTCACATCGTCGGGGTTCGTCGGGTAGTACATGGTGAGCGAGCCTTCGTACTGTGCGGCGCCACGAGAAGACGAACCCGCAGCGTCGAGCAGAGATAGAGACGACTGCTCCTTCGACGCCTTCGCAGCCGGGATAGTCGTATCGTCCCAGTTGATCGCATCACCGATCGCCACCGCAGAGTTCATCTCCTCCACGGTGATAGCGTTGATGTCCTTCACGGACGCCTTGGGGAGAACCCAGACGTTGACGTGTTCGTTGGAGAGTACTTTCTTATCCATTATGCGGCCACCTTCTCGTTGAGGACGAACGCGCCGTTCTGCAGGAAGTTCGGCTCGTACTTGATGAAGCCGTTCGACTCGTACCCGTCGACCGGGTAGTCAGTCTGGAAGCGGTAGATGCTGAACACATCCCCCACTTCGAACGGCTTGTTCGGGCGCTTACCGATACGCTCCACGATGAACAGCGTGATGTCAGGCTTCATCGTGATGTCACGGATCATGTTGAACACACCCTGGTCGTCCACGCTTTCGTCTCGGAGGGCCGTGAACTTGCCCTCATACTTAGCGAGGGTAGGGTTCTCCACTTCGGAGATGTCGCAAATCGTCCGGGTCGTATCAGTGTCCGGGTCGGTCTCACCGAGCGAGTATCCGTCCAGAATCGCACACGACACATTGAACACCAGGTTACGCGGGTTGTCGGTCGCGCTGAACTGCGCGTTGAGTTCCGCCGCCGTAGGATGCTGCCAGTCAGCGAACGCTTCAGGAGCGGCGAAGAGAATAGTCACGTTGCCGCGAAGCATACGAACTTCGTTAGCCACTGTGCTTCCCCCTTTTCTCGTTGTCGTTGTCAATGAAACAGTCGCTACAAGGCGCTTCCTCGGTTACCGGCACCAGCGTACCGAAAAACCGAGCGAAGTCATCCGGGTACGTACCGATGTCCCCGGTGTTCATGTCTTTGTAGAGGCCCATATACACCATCCTATCAAATGCGGTTTTTGAGGTTCGTGATGAAGGAGCAGTACAGCTCGTAGCCGCACTGCACCACTTTGTGGTTCGTCCCGGCATAGTTCAAGCCCTGACCGCCATGAACTGTTATCCCGCCGCTGTTGTCAGGCTCGAAACCGACCAGACCCCATAGAATCCTCTCTCCTATTTCCCGTGCATGCTGTGCGGTTAGGGCCCGCACATGGCACAGGAAAAACACCCGGTAGCCGTCGTTCAGTTGGGAGACGATGCTCGTTGCCTGGCTGATGTGCGACGGTGTGCCGAACACGACTGCGATATACGGCATCTTCTGCCCTTCGTCGAAGTCGGGCAGGGCCACCTCTTCGCACACGCGATTGGCAGGCACTTCGGAGAGCTCACGGACCTTAGCCATAACGTCATCGATGTACTTGGCCATCCGTCACCTGCCCCACTTCCAGATGCGGCGAGTCTCCGTGTAGACCTCTTTACTGGTCTTCTCGGCGAGCTTCACCTGCTTCTCCACCTTCTCCAGGGCTTTCATGCCCCACACTCTGTCATCGCCATACTCCTGTCCGAGGATATAATCGTGGTCCCACCCGCCGTCGAACTTGTTGGACCCCTCGATCCAGCCGTACTCGACGGTGACGTTGTCCGGGACGATGACGCTTACGCTGTCGTGCATGTGCCCCGTCCAGATACGGCCTATCTTACCGGGAACGAGAGCAGACGGAGTCTTCTCTATCGTGTCTTGCAGGGCGGGCGGTATCTCTTCCGACAGCTTGTCGATGACGTTCGCGAACAAGTCGTATTCCCTGAAGTCCTGGATGCGTTTAGCGTACTTCGTAAACTTGTTCGCCCCAATCTTCGTGCGGATCTTCATGTAGGTTACGCCTCCGCCTTGTTCATCGGCGTGTTGCAGATGATCGTCCGCTCGAATGACTGTGAAGCATCCACCAGGGAAGCCACCGTCATCAGGTAGCCGACCATGTGCGGTGTATCTTGGGTCTTTACGACTTTGATACGTGCCGCCATCGGGATGTTCAGCGACATCGTCGATCGTGGCAGCTGTATGCGCACGCGGTTAGTCGTCTGGGGGGCGATCTGGTCGTTCGCTACCTCAGGTTGGCGTATCGGCTGTATACGCGCTTTCCCAGAATATACGACTGAGCCATAATCATAGCTGTCAGTCTTAGCGTCATATTTGATGTTCTTGCCATCATAGATAGTCACCTCGTCGACCATATAGCGTTCAACGCGTTTAGCCGCCATCGCCAGACGGCCCTCAGCTATACCGGCCAAGGAACTCCCTCGCTCTCTCGAACACGTCGTCGCCCCTCATCGGAACGAGCACAAGCCCCTCGCCGTTCTCTAGTGCGTCCCCCTGTGCGTCGTACTTATCAGCCAGGGCGAGGAGGGCGTCGATGTTCTTGTCGCCGCCGGACAGCGTGAAGTCGTCGGCCTTGACGTTCTCAACCCCACCCTCCGATACGAGTTTCGCAGCATAGGCGCGCAGGGCGGCCGCAGCGGCCTTGAACACGTTCGTGTACAACCCGCACAGCCGTTCGAGAAGCTTAGGGTCCAGGTCGATACCGGGTAGGAAGAGCTTCAGCTCGTCCACGGTTATCTTCGCCACGTCGGCTCCTTTCCACTGCAGGAAACCCCGCCCCTTGTGAGGGCGGGGTTTCCATCCTTGTCGGGTATCGTTATCAGGCGCCCGCACCGCTGGAGGCCAGAGTGCCCTCCGGAGCGATGAAAGCGGACTTGACGAGGTGGCGGATCTTCGTCCGGTAGGCGTCGTTCTCGAACGAGCCCTCCAGCTCGGAGCTGTTCGTGGTCTTCTCGACGAAGATCTTCGGCCCGGTCTCGCCCTCCAGGAACACGTTGACGATGTTCTTGCGGGGCATCGTGCCCTTCGGAGGAAGGAGGAACCAGCACTTGTCGGCGTAATCGCCGGCGATGAGCGCGAGCTCGGGGACCTCGTATACGTTCGCGACCTTCCCGGACACCGTGTTCCCCATCACCTGGGTCTCGGTGCCGTTCTGGCGGCGGATCTCGACGACCTTCATGATCTGCTCTGCGCGGCTCGCCAGAGCCGGAGGCACGATCAGGTTGAACTTCGTCGGCATGATGATCCGCTTTCCGTTGTACTTGGTGACGGCCAGCTGTGCGAACGCCTTCTCCAGCGCCTCGATGCTCAGCTCGGGGTTGCCAGCCAGAACATTCTTGTTAGCAGCCTTGAAGTTGGTCGTGTTGAGACCCGTCGGCTGGACGAGCTGCAGGGCCGCCTCGATGGACTCCTGATTGGCAGCGCGCCGGCCGAGTTCCTTCGTGATCCTGGGGATCAGGTTCCAGTCGGCGCCGTAGCGCTTCAGGGTCTCCCAGGAGAGCGGAATCTGGACGCCGGCCTTAGCCAGCTTCAGCTTGAACTGCTCCGCCTTCAGTCCGAGGATCGGGTACTCGCCGAGCTCTCCGACTGCGGGCAGCCCCTGTGCGACGTAGCCCTTGCCGTCCTTGCGGACCGGAACGTTGTCGTCGGTGAAGTCGAAGCTGAAGTAGGGCACGGTCTCGAAATCGGGGGTTTCGAGGGTGTCGGCCCATTCGCGCCAGTTGGACGGAACCTGCTCGTATTCGCCCTGCATGATCTTGTTCATGGTGGGGCCGAGGTTGACCGGCAGGTCCGACGTGGTGATGGCCTCGCTCAGGTCCTTGCGGGCCGAATTTCGCACACGGATGTCGTCCGCGTGAAGGGCCCTATGCAGCAGGATACCCGCTTTGTAGGCTTCCCTCTTGTTGATCGCCATGTAGGTATCCTCCTTAGAGCCAAGCCTGGGTGAGCTTGACGGCGTACTTGGTAGATGCGCTCGACAGCGGGTTGAGCACGAAGCCGACGACGATCTTGCCCTTCGGGTCGGCCGCGATCTCAGGCTTGGCGGCCTTGCCGGACTCGGTGGCGCCGTCGATCGTCACAATATCCCCGACCTTGACGGATCCGTCCAGCCCGAGGTGTGCGATGCCTTCGAATGCGAGCGTCGAATAGAAGTTATTGTCGTCCTTGGGTGTGGCGGAGGTGAGGGCGACGGCCCCGACCTTGCCGACGGCGACGACGTCGCCAGACTTGACGGCGGCGTCCACCTGGACTTCGTATGTGTCCCCGCCCTTGACGTGATTCTGTGCCATGCGGTAGTCTCCTTACCAGGTCAGCTTGGCGAATTCGGCTTCGAAGTCGTCGGCGCTCTTACCGGAGGGCACGTGCTCGGGGGCGAAGCCGCCCGACAGGCTCTCGCGGATGGATTCGACGAGCTTGGTCTCGCGGTCGAGGATCGACTTAGCGTCATAGCCGCGGGCGATGGCCTCGGCAACCCGCACACGGGAAACCTCGGGGAGATCGGAGTCTGCGAGAGCAAGGATGGCCTCCTTAGCCTTCTTGGCCTTGTCCTCTTCTTCCTCCTTGGCCTTCTTGGCGTCCTCTTCGTCCTCTTCGTCCTTCTTCTTGGCCTTATCGGCGAGGGCTTCGACGAGAGCGGAGAGCTTGGTGTCCAGAGCCTCCAGGGCCTCCTTGAACTCAGTGTCCATTCTCTTCCTTTCGGAATTGTGTTTGTTGCTACCGTCCATAATAGCATTTCCGTTTTTGAACGATTCCAGCGCCTCGACGAGGCGCCCGCCGGCACCGGGAACTGTGACGAAATCCACGGAATTAATGGGCGACGGTATGAACGACTCTATCACAGGCGGCAAATGCTCCCCCGCCGTCACAATATCGTCGTCCTGTACGAGAGTCGCGCCGCAGTGAATCGACACGCCGATGATGTCAGCCACCTGCTCGATGAACGGTGCCCACTGCTCCACCACCTCGATCGTGGCGTACATCCCCGGCTCCGGCGCGTCCTGCCAGTGAGGCGTCTCGGCAATCACGGCCGCCAACTTGGTAAGCGTGCCTTCGGGACGCTCGTCGGTTTCGGCTTCGGTGGCGTGATCGATGTACATGTGCGTCCCAACGGGGAACGCCTCGGCGAAACTACCCTGCAGCGCTTCCTTCGTATAGACGCCGGTAGAGCCCTGGCCCTCGGTTATGAGTCGCACAAGCCACTTGCGTGTACCCTTGACTGGTTTGAGGACGCTGGTGTTCGTGCTCTCACTGATCTTCATCTTCGGTGTCTCCTTGGTTGAAACCGCCGGGAACGGCACCCTGGTTGCCTTGGCGTGCCACAGGGTCGCGCACAGCATCGCCGTCGTCCCCACCTGACACATTACCACTCTTCAGAAAATCGTTCGGCTCCGGGAGCTCGTCGCCGTGGATATCGGGCACAGCGAGCAGATTGAGCACAGCTTGACGGTACTCGTCTTGGTGAATGGCCCCCGTGGACATAGACGTAGCTAGCGACTGCAAGGCCCTGTACGTGGGGTCCTGTTCGATCGACGGGAACTTGATATCGACGTCCTCCACCGACGGGTCTACATCCATCATCACCTGCTTGAAGAAGTCCCGCCACTTTCGCTGCTCCAACTTGAAGCCGTTGATCGTCGGCCTGTCCAGCGTCGTCGCAGCACCGTAAGAGCCGCCCGTAGCGCCGGGAGACGACAGCAGCGCGATGACAGGAATGCCGAAGCTCGCGGCTACAAGCGCCGCCAGCGGCTGGCCGTTGCCATAGTTCACCTGTGCGCTAGGGACACCCACACCCGCCAGAGACTGGTTCGGACCGAGGCTCGCCGTAGCGCCCACTACGTCACCCCGGTTCGAGATCTCCACCGCCGACTGCCTCTTGCCCTGGTTGTTGCTGTTGACGATCGCCCACGCGATCTTCGACAGCGCCTTCGACAGCCGCGCCGAATCCCGCAGATAACCCGAGTAGGCGACGCTCCACAGCGCGGCCGCCAACGAGTCAGGCGCCCCAAACGCGTGCCCAGCATGCCGACCGGACGACAGGATGTACACGACGTAGTTGCCATTCACCTCATAGGCCGTGTTCGGCGGTTTCCGGAGCCGCTGTACACTCCGCCTGTACTCGGCCGTAGGGAACCACTGGCTGATCGTGCTCTGCCCGTCCGGGGTCCATGTGCGACGCACATACTTCACAATCGACGAGTCGAACGAGTCTCGAACGATCTCCTCGATCTCCTCCACCGGCACCAGCGTCAGCTTGTCAGTGTGCACCTCGCGGAACAGGAACACGTTCCCCGCACAGAACCTTTCCAAGTTCAGGCTCTCCATCGCCGAAGCGGAGAACAGCGTCCTCTGCGCCGACTCCGACTTGATGAACTTGTCCAGCTTCGCAGACGTGTCGCTGAACACCAAGTCGTCGCCGAAAATGTAGCTGGTCCTCAGCTGTGCGCCGCGCTTATGCAGCGGGTGATCCCGGGCCATGTCCCTCAGGCCGCGCACAACCTCATGGATGAAAGCCAGCGTCAGGCCCTTGTCGTCGGCATAGCTGACCCAGTTGGCACCCTCGTCGAGGAGGTAGGACCTCTGCGCCTCGTTGATGAACGCAATACCCTCGTCGCTAAACGAGTATGCGGTTGAATCCAAAACTCTCCCCCATTTCCATTAGGTAGCTGTCTTCGTCGTCATCCATCATGTCCCCCGCGTCGGAGAACACAGTCTCCTGCTGGACGGCGTCCCGTATGTTCTGGTCTGTTATCGCAGCATACACTGCCGCGTCGGCTAAGTCGGGAGACTTGCCGACATCCTTCTTCAACTTGTCCTTCGAGTCCAGGACAAGCCCGCCGGACATCGTATTATACGAGTAGCCAACAGATAGCAGCTCGTCGTGCAGGTCGATATCCAACGGGTCCAGATCCAACTCTCCCGTGCGGCACCTGTACCGGAACGAATCCCACATGTAGGAGCGGTAGTTATGCCAACGGCCCCTGTCCGGGCTCGACATAGACCCGCGCACAGCCAGAATGTCGTACGTCCGGGTCGCATACGAGTTGAGGATGTCGAACATGCCGCCCCCGATACCGTCGCAGTCGATCGCCACGGCGTGAGCGCCCTCACGCAGGGCCAAGTCGTGCACACGCTGTGCGCTGTGCACCAGGTCCGTCTTCGCCCAGGAATCCACGAAGCGCACAACCCCGTTCACGCACAGGTATACGACGGAGCGGTCCGCGCCGAACCGCGCCACATCCACACCCAAAACGGGCCGGCCGATCCGCTCCCTCTCCGTCAAACACGCCTTCTCCACGTCGCCAGGCAGAATCAGCGAATCCTCGATGTCGAAAGCGAACTCGCCCAGGACGCGCGCCTTGAACCGGGCGCTGTCCTCCCCGTATTCCAGTTTCTTCTGCTCCACGTAGGACGGCCCGGTAAGCTTCTGCAGCACCTTCGGCGGCATAGGCTCGCCTGTGAAATTTGGACTCTCCAGGACCGAGATGGACATGCGCTTCCAGTTCTCCATCTCCTCCTTGAAGATCTTCCCCAGGTAGCTCATCGGATCCGTCGGGTTTGCAATCAGCACACGCCGCGATGCCTCGTTCGTCGTAATGTTCGCCAGGGCATCGATCAGCTCACCGGACAGTCCGCAGGCCTCGTCGCCGATCGCCAGCACGTCACCGTGGATGCCCTGGAACGAGTTGCCGCCCAAGTTGTCCGGCGGCTTCCTGCCGCGCCCCAACGGGAGCTTCGTCGCATCATCCTTCCATTGGACGTCCATCGTGATACGACCCGGAAGCTTGTGATCGATCAGCCCCTCATCGAAGCGCCGCTCCACGATGTCCTTCAACTGCATCACCTCGCGCCACAACACGTCCTGCACCTGCGCCATCGACGGAGCCGTTGAGATTACATAGCAGTGCGGGTAGCGGGTGTCCACCCACCAGCATATGAGCACAGCCATAAGTCGGGACTTCCCCACGCCGTGTCCCGCCTTCACCGCCGTCGAGTTATTGTCCACCACGGCCCGAGCAATCTCCCGCTGTTTACTCCACAGGGTGCCCTCGTCCGTGCCCAGCATGTACTCGGCCCAACCCACAGGGTCGGATTTGAAGTTGTCCTGCCGCCTGTGCGCTTTCACCGTCGCGATAGCGCTATCGACGGCGCTAGCTTTGACTAGCATGGGCCTCCTTCAGCGCCTGATAGAACACCTCGTCCATCGCCTCCGGGTCGAGCAGCTCCCCATTCTTATAGGCCGTGACGATCCGTGTGCGCACACGCTCCCAGGCATCCTCCACCAGGTCGAGGATCAGCCGGGTCTGCTGCTTCGTCACCCGCGCCTCTTCCTCGTCGTTGTACTCCTTCACCTTGTCCAAGCGGTCCCCGAGCTGCTTCAAGACGCTGTTGACCGCCTCGATGTGCCGGGCTGCTATCTCGTCCGACTCGAAGCACTTCTCCAGGAAGTTGAAGGCGCGCGTCTTCAAGTCGTACATGTCGGCGATCAGCATCTGTTGGCGTTCGAGGTTCGTCCACACGTCGTTGCGCTTCAGCAGGGAGCGCACACGGGCAAGGCACGTCTCAGCAGGCAGGCCGAGCTCCTCGGACATCTCAGAGGGGCTGGCCCCCGCCTGTGCGAGGGTGAGCAGCCTCCTGTCGTCCATCGCAAGCTCGCCGGTTGACTTTTGGATAGCGAAGCGATCCCGGTCGTTCTTCACGATCGCCTTAGCAGCCGGCTGCTGTATCTTCTTTTTCTTCTTGCTTTCAGCCATCACAGGTCCCTGTAGCGGAGCACCACCGGCGCCACCAGCGGGTCGCACACCTTAACTGTAGGCCGGGCGTTGCCCGCTACGTTCACTGTGACGCAGAACGTGCCCTCCATCGTGTCGAGCGACGTCACCTTCGTATCGTCGGCGCCGGCGAACACCGTCAGGTACACAGCCCGCACGCTCTTAGGCAGCGCTATATCCAGGTCAAGGTTGGGCAGAGTGCCGCTGAGCGCCGCAATCGGCCCGTTGTCGTCTGCTAAGCGGCTCGTTTGAACATCAATTCTCATGTAACTCCCTCTCTAGTCAGGCTTAAGAGGAATACTACCATGCGCACAGCAGACCCCGCCGGGGCATAACGCTCACCCGGCGGGGTCCTGAGAGAAAGGAGCTTACCTGAACACCTTAACATATTTCTGCAGGCGGCGTCTAGGGCCGGCCATGTGGTCGTACAGCAGCACCCAGCGGTCGTCTAATACGGGAGCCCACGTCACCTCGTCCTGTGCGGTGATCGGCTGTATCTCGTCGTCTACATTCAACACCGACACGTAAGCGTCCAACCTGAAGGGTATCTTGTTAAGGTCGTGGGCTTTAATGAAAGCCTGGAATGTTTCGTGCCCACCGATAACCCACAGCTCATCTTGGTCGTTGTGCGCGGTTTGCTCTATCGCCGCATAGGGGCTTGCCACCGCCTTGACCGTCTTGGTCGACTTCATGTTTTCGCTCAACACAATATTCGTCCTGTTAGGCAGTTTCTTGTTGCGTTGAGGCAATGACTCCCAGGTCTTCCGACCCATGACTATAACTTCGTTAGTCGTCATGTCCTTGAAGTGTTGTAGGTCGCCTCGGTCATGCCACGGCAACCTCCCGTTGACCCCGATGATCCCAGACGTCGACTGCGCCCAAATGAAATGCACGTGAAACATTGTGTCTCTCCTCCCGTGTGCGGCGTATTGGCTGATATGAGGACTCTAGCAGTACAAGGCCAGTGTGCGCAAACTTGACTTCCGCCCGTATTCGAGTTACAGTCGAGCCATCGAACCACCGGACTAGAGAAAGGACTTCACATGCTTCTTTACTTCATCGCCGTCCCCGTCGCATTCCTCGTCGCACAGGGGTTCTGGACCCTCATCGCCTACATCGTCACGTGGTGCGGCTTCCCCAAGGCCGGCTCCGTCGTCTTCTGGATCTCCCTCGCATTCACGTCCCTCGGGGCCATCTCAGCCCTCGCCGCCTTCGCGTGGACCCAGCACCAGCTCAACCTCATCGCGGCTTGACAACCCTGCGTTGAGGATATATACTGTTTTCGCACAGTAACCCAACAGAGATGAGAAAACATGTTTTCATGGAACCTGATCGGACGGATGTTCGCCGGTTGGTACGGAACCTGCCGCCTGTGGGGTAAGACCTGGATCTGTTAGTCACCGCAGTCCGGCTCGACAACGCCGTCTGCGACGTGTAAACTGAAGATATAAAGACCCCCGACGTTTCCCGGGATGGGACGCGACGGGGGTCCTTCTCATGCTGTGCGTTACTTATTCGGCGTTGTCGCCAGGAACGGCACTATCTTGTGGAGGAAGCGGTCCACGGGCTTAGTATTGAGCAGCCACTGTGCGCACACGGTCACCAGCCCCCACACAGTCACCGTGATCGTGTCCGCCAGGTCCGCAGGCAGAGTGATACCCACCTTGGCGCCCCACGCAGCCAGTACGCCGATAAGGCTGACCACGAACGTCCGGATGACCGACCGCGCCTTGTGCTGTATCTGCGTCGGCACGAGCTCGTCGAAGTGGTAGGCGTTCTTCCGGTTCGGGTCCGCCAGGCCGCCGTCCCCCTGGGGCAGGCCCCCCGTCTCCACGGTGTGCGCAGCCGCGGCGAACGCCGCTTCCTTCTGCTCGTCCGTCAGCGTGGGGGTATCCAGGTGCTTGGGTCCTGCGGGTGTTTCCTGTGTCGTCATTTCGCATCGCCCCCCTTCTTCACATCTTTCAGCGTGTTCTGAATGTCGTTCAGCTTGTTGATCGTCTCCTCAAGCGCGGCGTGGCTCGCAGCCGGGTAGCCGAAGCCGTACCCCGGCACGGTCAAGTCCGTCGCGATCCTATTCACCGTCGCCGTCATAGACTCCACGGCCTGCGTCAGGTTGGCCGCCACCTCCTTCAGTTCCGCGATGGAATTCTGCGTCGCCTGGGGGTAGCCGAAGCCCTGGCTCGGCACCTTGATGTTCTCGTACAGCCAGCTGAGCATGTTGTGCTCGTCAGGTGTCAACTCGTCTCCTTTACTGGTGTTGTCATTGTCCTGTGTATCGCCGATATAGCGCTTGACGATGATGATCGTCGCCGAGCCCGTCAGGGACCGGTCCGACAGCGAGTGCAATCTGGGCCCACGACCCGGGCCTCCGTGCCCCCACGTGTACATGCCCCCGGCATAGAGCTCCACATGGGATATGCGGCCGGCGAAGGGGCCCGAATGCCAGCCCATGCAGATGATATCCGCCGGCTTCAGATCACTGAGGGGTAGATCTCGCCAACTCGTCGCCGACGCCACCGTGTACGCACCTGGGTCCGACGCTATATTGAAACTCCGCTCGCCTATCTCTATCCCCGCACACTGCCGGTAGGCCTGCGCTATCGTGCTGGAGCAGTCCCCCCAGCCGTAGCGCTCCGGGTCCTTTCGGCGGTAGTCGTTCGTGTAGCCGAAGTCACCGTCGTGCTTCGCCATCCACGCCACTATGGCGTTACGCTGCACGTCAGCCTGCGTCATCCGTCTCCTTCCTTTTAGCTAGAAGTGCCTTCACCTCAGTATACGGCACGAAACTAGCTCGGTCAGGCCGCGGGCTGTGCGTCGGGATTTTACGGTTGCGGAGGAAGTCGTAGCCTTCGCCGGGCTGCAGCCGCACAGGGGTCGTCGTATAGTCGTTCGACAGCCGGAATTCCACCCAGCTGTCTTCCATGTGGCGCACAGCGTAGGGGTATCGACGCAGAAGCGGGTCGTCGTTGCCGGGGACGATGCGCCATGCCGCATCGATCAGCGACTTGAGTGCGGCCAACTGCACGCTGAACTCCTCTATCTCGTCTGAGAATTCCCCCCTGGATATAGCGGCCCCGTCGTGCGTCGGTATCGGCGGGTTGAACCCACACAGCGAGCGGCACGCCGGACTGTAATGCGGTTCGTAGATAGAAGGGTTCCTGTTGTACATCGGCGGCCTGCCCGCCTCTTGCGCCAGGTAGGCGTCATAGAAGCCGTACGTCAAGCCGTCTAGATATTTCGGGTCGTAGTCCCGTTTGGATGTAGGGCTCTCTTCCATGGCTAGAACCATACCACGCCATGCGGCGGGTATCCCGTCGCGTGGAGGGAGAGAGGATCGTAGTCGACAGGGCGGGTCTGGAGGAAGGGGCGCTTCGGGACGGCATGCCACATACAGGTGAAGCGCACACGTGCATCCTCCGCATAGAACGCCGGAATGTGCGGGGGTAGAGGACGTTCAGAGTCAACGACGGTGGTCAGCAGTTGACTCTCCACGAAAATGTGGAAAATGTTTCTGGAGGGGGTGAGGCGGTTCTTGTTGCCGTCCTCAGAGTTGCGGTTAGCCGGGATAATGTCGTTTTCCAGCTGCGCGGGGGTAGTTCCCAGCGGGTATTCGTGGCAGGCCTCGATGATAACCGAATAGGGGTTGACAGCGTTGTCCGGCGTGCTGCGTTCTGTCGCGTTGTGCGGGGGGAACTTTCTCGGATCCGTGTCGGCGTTGCTTTTCAGGAAGCGCTGACCTCCCGGATAGGCCGGGTCCTGTTTGGAGACCTCCCAGCCGTTGGGCTTCAAGCAGAGCGCATAGAAGCGGAAGTTGCTGTTAGACGTAGGAGAGGGGTCGTAGGGGTGCGTCGGGTCGGGGCTGAAGCACCACAGCAGCCAGCCCACCTCCCACGGGTTGGGTTTGGAATCCGGGTTGTTCGGGGTCGGAGGGGTGTTGTCCTTGTTGCGCAGTTGAGCGGTGGTGACGATGTTCGCCGACAGACTGTACACCGCCTGCAGTCTGTCGTGTTTGGTTGGGTCAGGATCCGTGGAGGGGACGGGCACCCGTTCGATTTTGAGCAGGGGTGTGAGGGCCGGAATAGGCGCCGCCAGGGAGGCCGCTGTAGCGCCCAGCGGCTGGTCCGGGTTAGGCTTTGGGGGAGGCGGAGGTGTCAGGAGGAGCGTCGAGTCGTAGGGGGGTGTCGGGTTAGGCGTTATCGTCGCCTCGTTGTAGATCTTCCGTATGCGCACAAGGGGGTGCTGCGGGGGCTGTGGGCTTGTCATGCCACGATTTTATCTCGTCGTCGTGTCGGCGCACAGCACACTGGATGTCATCCAGCTGACGGGTGTGCGCATGGACCAGGTCCGTCAGGGTTTGGGTGTTGGACTCTATTCGGTCTATAGCGTCCCTTAGAGAGCTCCCGTGGTTGTTTTCCATGTTTTGTTTGACGCTAATGACCTTCCTATTGGTTTTCAATGACGTGTAAAGCGTCGCAATAGCGGTTATAAGGGCGCCTAAGCCCACTGCTGGCGCCCCTAGAAGGTGGTCGAAGATGAGGATTATGTCGTGCACAGGCCCCATTATAGCGATCATACTGCAGTATGATGTCCCAGTAACGAAAAATTCGAGTTAATGTATGCGGTTGGGTCCCCCCATGAAAGTCGACCCACCCCTCCAAAAATTCCAACTTTTCCCACCAAAAATACAAGTAGCCCCTAGGACTAACGTCCTAGGGGCTACTTTTCCTACCAATCCAACTTGTATTACTTACCCTACCGTACCGTAGCTTAGCGCCTCCACCATCACACAGACGAACCAACCAGCGTACATCAGTCCAACTATTCCAACCCATATCTTAGTGAGAGTGATTCTCAATAGCGCCTCCCTCCCCGGGCGCCGGCTTCGCCGGCGACTCGACTTCGTTTCACGTGAAACATCACTACAGTCCGACTGCGCGGCGGGCGTCGCCCAGCATCTCCACTTCCCTGGCGCCGTCGGGGCGCTCGACATCGCCGAAGGCCGGCCACAGTCGGTCTCGGACTACGCCGCCGTCTCCGGCCCGAACCACCACACACCCACCTTCGACGGTGAAGGTCCGCCTTGCTGTGCGCCGCCCCCACGCCACGGCGTCGGCGACGCGGTTGCATTCGAGCACGGTCAGCACCCGAGCCAGTGCCCTCGGAGACGCCGCCCGAAGGGCGTCCATGCAAGCCTCCGCCATCGACGCGTGCGCGTAGAAGCTGCCGCAGCGCTCTAGAACCGCAGTCCGCATCAGGGCCCAGATGCCTTCGGCGTCAGCGAGATCCTCCGGGTCATCGGCGCCGGCGTCTCCCCGCCACAGGTCGGTTCGAGTCTCGGCGTCGGCGCGGTCCCAGACCGTGGCCACGACGTCGTACTGGATATCATTCCAGGTCTGTTCGATTTCGGACGCGGCTTCACAGTATTCGTCCTCCCAGTCGGCGTCGAAGAGGAGCTCGATCCCGTCGTCCAGTTCGAGGCCCCGCTCGGCGAGGACGTCTGCGGCGGCGTCGAGGACGTCTTCATCGGCGACGGCTGTCAGGTAGGGGTAGAGGTGCATCGGAGTCTTCCTTTCTCTCTGTTGTTCCGATGGTTTAAGTCTAGTGGGTCTCGGTCCCGAAGTCAAGCCCGAAGGCCTGTGGTGTATCGCACAGTCAGCACCAGTCGAAGAAGCACTGCAGCGACGTCGGGAGGCGCTCCACGAGCTCCTCGCAGGTGGACATGAGCCCGTAGAAGGCGTCCCAGACGGCGGCGGCGGCGTCGAGCCAGGTCATTGCTCAGGCCCCCCATCCGCGGCGCTGACGCCGGCTCCGGCGTCGTGCTCGCTGGCGCTCGCGGTCTGCCCGGAGGCTGGCGACGAAGTCTGGGACGTCGATCTCGGGGATGAAGGTAGTGGTGTGCATCAGCTTTTCCTTTCTCTCGTCTTCGCTGATATCTCTAGTCTAGCGGCTGTCAGGCGTCTGCGTCAAGACCGTAGTGTATGACCTGTATCACAGTCATGCCCAGCACCGTCGGTTCGTCGCGGATGCCCGCGTAGGCGTCCCAGCGCCCGAGGTCTTCGCCGCAGCCCCAGCCGGCTAGGATGCCGGCTGCGACGGCGACGGCCGCCCAGAAGCGCCTCACCGGTCCCACCCGCCTACGTCGTCGCGCACACGGAGCTCGACGTCCAGGTCTTCTAGCAGCTGCAGGCCGCCTTCGTGGGTGCGCACACCGGGGGCGATCCCGACGTCGCCCTCGAACGGGGCGTCGACGACGACGGTTTTCCAGGTATTCACCGGAGTTCCTTTCTCTCTTCGTTCCGATGTCTTCATTCTAGCGGTCCTCCGGAGGGGCTGTCAAGCCCCTCCGGAGTGGGCTGCGTCACACCTCCACGCCCCAGTCGGCGACGGCGCTGCGGAGGGTCGGCCAGGCTTCGGTCTCGCCGCACTCGCGGACCCGGACTGCGCCGTCGGCGTAGACGGTCAGCGTGCCGTCGGGGGTATCGGCCTGGACTGCTCCGTCGGGCAGGACGAAGGCGAGGCCTCCGAGCTTCTCGGTGAGCGACTTCGCCAAGGCCTGGCTGTAGGGGTAGGGGTAGGTCATCGGATTTCCTTTCTCTCTTCGTTCCGATGGCTCTAGTCTCGCACAGTCGAGCGGCGCTGTCAAGCCCCAGCGGTGTGTCCTTCACCACATTTTCGGGGTTGCTCGGGGCGCCTTCGGCGCGGCGGACTCCGGGCCCGACTGCGCACACGGGAGCTCGGGGCCGACGCCAGCGTCGGGGACCCGCCCGAGCAAGTGTGTCCTAGCTCACAAAATGTATTTTTCAGGGTTGCTCGAGAGCCCCTCGAGCGTGATGTATCTCACATTGTGATGTTTCTCACATGGTTGCTCGAGAGCCCCTCCGGGTGTGAGATTGCTCACATGGTCCCTCGAGCTAGGACCTTAGTCCCGATTTCGCGAAAGTGAGACCAAACTCACATTCTGAGTTTCGGGATTTTCGCAACGTCGGTGTTGCGTAATTGCTCGGGGCCGTCTCCGGGGGCGTCTCCGGGGGCG